TTTTCTTTTTGAAATATCATCGAGTATATCTTCGATCGACACGAGTTTTCCGCCATCGAAAGGGTGAGTTTGAGGATTGTGGCAGCCGGGGCAATGATGTGGACAACCTTGAGTGAATATCACATACCGGATTCCTTTCCCGTCAACAATAGACTCCGATTCAATCCCCGAAATTCGAATCAACTTCATGTTTGACACGATCTCGCTCCTCCGCACGCTTAGCATCATTCCACTTATCAAGAGTTCCGACCAAATATCCAGTGATGCGACGAATGCGTTCGAACGGAACTCCATCGGCTTCGCTCCGTCCGCAGCAGGGGCATGTATCATTGATAATACCGTTGTAACCACAGACAGGATCTCGGTCTACAGGATGATTGATGCTTCCGTAACCGATGCCGGCTTCTTTCATGTGTCTTACAACTCGTTCGAAAGCAGCCAGGTTTTTGGTCGGATCACCGTCCAGTTCTACATAGGAAATATGACCGGCATTGGTAAGAGCATGGTATGGAGCCTCAATGTCGATCTTCTTAAGAGCCGGGAGATGATAATAGACCGGAACATGAAAACTGTTAGTGTAGTAGTCACGATCGGTAACTCCCTTAATAATACCGAATTCTTTTCGGTCAGCCCTAAGTAAGCGTCCGGCTAAGCTTTCAGCAGGAGTAGCAAGACAGGTTACATTCATACCAAACTGCTTGCTTTTCTCATCACAATAGTTCCGAATATAGCCAACAATGCGCAAGCCGAGTTCCTGGGATGCTTCATCTTCACCATGATGATGCCCTGTCAAAGCCACAAGACACTCTGCAAGCCCACAGAAACCGATAGAGAGGGTTCCGTGTTTCAATACCTCTCCAACTTCGTCATCCGGTCTAAGCTTGTCAGAGTCCATCCATACGCCTTCTCCCATGAGGAACGGAAAGTTTCTAACTACTCTTGACGCTTGAATCTCATATCGATCGAGAAGCTGCTGCATGGTTTTGTCGAGCATTCCGTCAAGCAGTTTGAAAAACTGAGGAATATCGCCATCGACCACAATAGCAAGCCTCGGAAGATTGATAGAAGTGAAACTCAGATTACCTCTGCCGGGAGCGATCTCACGAGACGGGTCATAAACATTACCCATTACACGAGTACGGCAGCCCATGTAGGCAACCTCCGTTTCAGGATGACCGGGCTTGTAATACTGGAGATTGAAAGGTGCGTCAATAAAAGCGAAGTTAGGAAACAGACGCTTTGCACTGACCTTCATCGCCAGTTTGAACAGGTCATAATTCGGGTCATCGGGATTATAGTTGACTCCCTCCTTGACACGGAAAATCTGAATCGGGAAGATAGGTGTTTCGCCATGACCGAGTCCTGCTTCTGTAGCAAGCAGAAGCTGCTCAATAGCAAGACGACCTTCCCAAGATGTATCTGTGCCATAGTTAATAGAGCTGAACGGAACCTGAGCGCCGGCACGGGAATGCATGGTATTCAGATTATGAATAAACCCCTCCATAGCCTGATAAGTATCGCGAGTAGTCTTTTCCATAGCATAGTCGAGAATCCATGCTTTATCTTTCAGATCGTTGAGGCGTTCACAAATCTCATAACCCTCTTTCAGGTACTTTTGATAGGTGTAACGGACACCCTCGGCCATAGCATAATCGAAGTCCACGACACTCTGTCCACCATGCTGGTCATTTTGATTAGACTGAATGGCAATAGCAGCCAGAGCAGCATACGAGCCGATGCTTTTTGGTGCTCTCAGATGACCATGACCGGTATTGAATCCATTCTTGAAGAGCTTGCGAAGCTCAATCTGCGTGCAGGTCGTCGTCCATGCATAGAAGTCAAGATCGTGTATATGAATCCAACCATCACGGTGGAGTTCCGCAATTGCTGGTTTAATTAAATACTCCAAATTGTACTCCTTGGCGGTATTGGCACCATATTGCAGCATAGCCCCCATAGGGGAGTCACCGTTGATGTTGGCGTTATCTCGTTTCAAATCGCTATCTTTTGCCTGAAGAATGGTAATACTATCAAAAATAGCTTTTACCTTTTCTCCGAATTGTTCATTCATAGAAAACCCTCCTTAAATATCATCCTGATTGCGATGCAGACTGTGTTCAGCGTCGAAACCATCCGGATACCTGGCTTTCAGTTTGTCCACGTTCATCTGCATGATGGTTTCAAGGTCATACCCAATGGCGTTTGCACTTACAGCGAGATACCAAGCCACATCTCCAAGCTCTTTAGCCATATGTGCAGTGTCCAGTTCGTGCCCCTGAAACAGATGCTTTTTCAAAATATCAATTGCTTCGCCGGCTTCTCCGTTCAGACCCATTAAGCCATTGAGCAGAAGCCGGTCAGGCGGTAAATCTTTTGGAGCAGTGCGAAGAGCTGCCTGCTGATAGTCGTTCGGTGTCATATTTTTTCCTCCTGTGATTACGATTTACCAGTGCAATAGCCTGGTTTATTTGAATATCAAGCTGACGTTGTTCTTTTGCTTCCCGCAGACGGTCATGAACGGCCTGAATATCCGCTTTTGTCGCTTCTCTGGCAAGCATAGTTTTCTCCTTTACACAAAAATAAGAGCCAAGGTTTAACCTCAGCTCTTACATGAGTTATTGTTTTTTCGATTCGTGGTATTTCCAGGCTTCACAAACCGTTTCCTTACATTTCGGATAATCAGGGCGTCCACATTTGTTGCAGATAAGCTCTTCTCGTCCGAGATCCGGAATATCTTCTTCAAATTCTTTGATAACAGTTGTCCATGTGCCGTCTTTTCTTCGAACCGGACAGGACATTCTGGATTTGACTTTCATCGGCATCGCCTCCTTATAGTATGTTACCACAAATATAACAAAAGTAAAAGGGCTTGTTACGGCCCCTTTACCTTTGAAATCGAGTAACTTACGAAATCATGATCTTGTAGCGCTCGTTCAGCTCTTCGAACACTTCCTGATCTGCTGCAATGCTGATATGAAACTCAATCTTGCCCTTTTCGTTCAACACGGTTTGGACAGCAGGTTGAAGTTTTTCAGCAAACAGCATCCTCAAACAAGTGCCGAGTTGCCGATCATTAACTGCCAGAAAATAATTCATTATGCGTTACCTCCTTTCATAATAGGGGGTGTATTTTTCGTGCAGGAAACCGTTTATTAGAGTTTCTCCGTCTCGATAAGGTGCTCACATTCATGTGGGTTTTCATCCGAGCAGACTTTATATTTATCCCAGTATCTCGGGCATTCATGTTCCTTTGCGTTTTTACTGCACATCGTCCATAGTGGACACAGCTCTCCGTAATAAGGAAGCTGATTGACTACGAATTTCATCATCTTTCATCCTTTCTTTTCGCCAGTAATCAGCTCAGAATAAGGCAGACTCTCAATCCAGTCACAGAATGTATGCCACTCGTCGAGCTTGTGGTTCCGACGGGACTTATAGATGTTCGCCAGAACCTCGTAGTTCAGCATAACTGTCCGGCGCTGGTTGTAAGAGCTCGGGAGAAGCTGGATCATCTGCCACCAATCCTGTTTATCCTTGGTTTCAAGGTAGTTTTCACGATATGCGTTTAGCATCTCGATCGTGCATCTAAGAATATCAAATGGTGTCATCCATACCTTGTGTGGCGAAGTGATATCTTCATCGACGATTACGCTCTCGATCCAGTTGCGATGATAAGGTTCGCGATCCAGATGCTCGCAACTAAAATCCGCCAACGTAAACTCCTTATCCGCAATCTTATGCATCGTGGAACAGGAATTGGCAACCGTACCAACCTTGTAAGTATCGAACTCCTTCCACCAATACAGCGGGGCGGTGATGTCAAGATAGACCGTAATCATCCGCATGAACTTACGATGGTCTGTGCCTGCATTGCGAAGGGTCGTCATAAGCTTCAGGTCATTCGGGCCCACTTCAAAGCATTCAAAGCCCGTACAATCACGGTCCTCTTTTTTGCAAATACCCTCTCTCTCGATTTTACCGCACTTTCCACAGTCAACAGCAGGATATGAGTCTGTCTTCTCCCAAGAGTTCTTAGGGTTTCGCATACCACGAATGGCGTGCTCCCAGCCCATAACCTCGGTGTTTTCAATTTTCAGCATTTTCTACCTCCGTAAGCTTCGTCCGAATCATTTCCAGAATCTCTTCCACAATCGAACGAGTATTATTGTGCATCTTAATATAATCGGCATGGTCTTTATACCAGGCAAACATTTCGGAAAGGTTACCTTTAATCCAGCTGAATGCCCACCAGTCACAGATCATCTCAATAATGTATGGATACGGCATTTCGATAAGGATAGTTCCTTCTTTAGGTTCGTCGTTGATTAAGACCCAATACTGCCAATGATGGGGGTTTCGGTGGATATGTATAAGCCATGCCCGGTTAAACGCCTCGATGATTGCTGGGGTTTGCTCCCCATAGAAATAGTTGTCATAAGGCGTGTACTCATCTGGCGTATTCTTTGACACATCATGGAACTCAATATTTCGAGTCGCCTCCACATCTGTCAGTTCAGGAATATAAGCAGCAATCCACTGATAAGCCTTTTTTACAGCTTGCCTGTGTTTTTCCAGATATTCATCATATTTTTGAGACATTGGATTCTCCTTTCTGATAGATAACCCGATCACAAGCAACTTTGTTTACCACGCTGGTTGTGTAGTCGATTGTAGGTACCTCATGCTGCTCGAAATGGATTACTATGGAAAAATCAGTGATTAAATCATTTTCGGGATGCACCATCGATTCAGCTCGGTTGATAAGTTCTTGACCTGCGTCTTTTATTTGCTGAACAAGAGCATTACGATACCCATTAGCCATTTTTTTCGATCTCCTTTCTCAATTTATGAGCCATAGCCACCTGTTCCTCAAGCCCCGGCATATGAGGGCAGGGGTAATCGAGACCACAAAATAGACAAGTAACACCTCTCGTAAGAGCAAAGCATCGATTGCATAAAACCCGACAACTTTCTTTAAGTGAATCGTTTTCATTTTCGAGTTTTGAAAGCTTTTCATGGTATTCAGCCTGAAGGTCTGACAACTGTCTTTTCAGTTGTGCATTCTCTTCAGTAGCATCTGACGAAAGTGCTTTTCTGAACTCCTCAAGATTCATGTTTCTTTTCTCCTTTCAGAAATATCACTCTTGATCGAGCCGTGCTTGTTTAAGGATGCGACCAATTTCGTAAACAGATTTTGCCTGCGCAATTTTTCTCTTGACTTCTTCGCTATAGCAAAGTTCCGTTGCAATATCAATCGCATCCTTTTTCTCGGCGGTTTGTGGGAATTTGTATTGCTGGGTTCTGCGAGACAGTCATTGCACGGGTCTTTGGACTCTTCAAGACCATGGTACTTGCAAGATTTACAATATTGGTCAAAATAGACTTCCTTTTCTTCATTCATCTGCAAAACCGCCTTACAAAATCCACAGGATGCACTTCACAGTTAAAGCAATGACGATGCTAGAAACACAAAGACAAACTACCAGCGCGATAGCCTGCCCGATTTTATAAGCGACAGTATTCATTCTGTCTGAATTGTTGGTATTGTTATGCATATTCAGCCTCCAAACTGAAGTCCTAGATGAGAATATAAATCCTTATAAAGGATCTTCTCCAACTCGTCCTTATACATTGTTACAACTTTGCCGTCTACTACACGGCTTACAGTTTCTCTCAAAATGGGAGCTGCTATATCAGCAGTAACCGGGGCTTTGACATCTGCCATAATCGGTTCTGGTAAATATCCCAATGCTTCCATTTCCTTGCGCTCACAGGTCTCGACAAAAGGACATTCACGGCATTGCTTCGTCAGTCTTGCCAACGCCATCGTCCGTCACCTTCTTTCTCAGGTATCGCTCAATGTTTTTGCACCGATTTCGATTTGAGCATCGAATAACCGTGTCGGATATGACGATCTCTTCACTCATTCCGTATGCTTTTTGCGGTAGTTGAACATCTGGATCGAAGTCCATGCAAGCAGAGCAATACTCCGCGACATCAATTGTTATCATCTTTTCTCCTTTCTCAGGCAGCTTTGGGTTTATAGCTGCCGACATACTTGGTTTCGTTGAAATTTCGCTTCTCGCTTAACGCTCGACTGATAGCCAAATCAATGCCGGAACGGGATTTCAAATGGTAGTAATATAAATCTTTGAACGGAGTATTTAAGCGATCGGTTCGCCCAGCTGACTGCTTCATAATTTTGTAGGAGTAATTCTGCGAGTAGAACACAATGGTGTCTGTGCTAATGCAGTTCCAACCTTCGGCTCCAGCAGTATACTGAACCAGATACACCCAGCTGTCGCAAGTCGGAATCGGTTGATGCTTGTGACCGTTCCATTCTGCAATCTCAACATTTTCTCCATAGTAGAGATTTTTCAGAATATCAAGCTCGTAGTCGAAATTGTAGAAGACGATCATTTTAGGATGTTTCTCAAACAGTTCCATTAGAGCGATTTGCCTGGACTCGTCCTCATTTACGATGCGTCGCCATACATAGCAGAGCTCTCCGGCGTTGACAATCGGCTCGTTTTTATATGGGTTCCAGCGAAGACGACTTGTCTCTTTATACTTCGCAACATCATAATTGACATAAATATCCTCATGGTGCGAACAGGTTTCCCGCTTGAAATCCATATCCACAAGAATGCGATTGCGAAGTCGGATGAGTCGTCCTACCCCCAAATATCTGTCTACTTTTGGATACTTTCCGTTTACCCAAGTCATGACCATGTGTTCTTCCTTGAAGGCAGTCCGGTTTTTATAAAAGCCGTTTGCAACAAAGACAGGAATATAATCCTCCCATGTGTCTCCTGGGGTGGCAGATAGTAGAATCCATTCGTTAAATTTGGCAATTTTCAGGAATGCCTTAACCCATGCTCCTGAACCAACAACACGCTGCTCGTCAAATATAAAGAACGCATCCGTAACCGTTACATACTTCCCGATGTTGTTCCAGGAATCAACGATGACCTTATTTTTATAGGTATTGACTTCTGCATGAACGGAGAGAAGGAAGGGCGAAAGCTCACCCTCCCATTCTAAAGTGTCTCTTTTTCTCGCCGTGGTGATGATGTACAGGTCTTTTGGCATATCTGGCATCCGAATATAATTCTTTGTGCCGAGCTTACCGCCATTTTGCTTGTAGTAGTAAGCCAAAGCTGTTCTGGATTTGCCACTGCCAACTCCACCACAGAGAATGCAGCCATTTTTCATTCGGTCAACAGCATCTAATTGGTAGTCTCTAAGGGATATGCCAGCCATTAGTGCCCTCCGAAGATCCGACGCAGCACCCAGACATTGGAGAAGTACATCGGAGTAAACCAGTAATTCTCTTTATTGTCGTTGCCCGTCATCGGTTCTGTCAGAGAGTTTCCGACCTTTACATATCCTGCTACCCCCAAAAGTGAAAGCTGAATATAACACATAAGTGCCACCGTTTCATCGATATCCTGTGCAACGACGAGAAGATGATTTTGGTAGTTCAAGTTTGCTTTTTCCAACTGCTTCCTTGCAGCGTGGATTCCGGCAATCAATGTGGCTCCAGCTCCGCAGCAAGGATCGTTAATTGAAATATAACCGTCCTGTTCTACCTTTTTTACCGTGTTGTCCATCGTCATTTCAGCCATTAGCTCGCAAACATGATACGGCGTAAAGATCTGTCCATTATGCTCGTTGCCGAGATTGAGAGACATAAAAATGCTGCCCAGAAAATCTTGCTCCGGATTTTCCTCCAAAGCCAAGACCGTCTGAGCAGCCAGTTCAGGAAACAACTCTTGCTCCTGCTTATTGTACTTTTTAATGACTTCCAAATATAACGCTTCTCGCTTATCCCGGTGCTCCTTATCGAGAGGATTAGATAGCGAACAAGCGAACATAGTAATAAAGTCACGCCAAACATCCCAAGCCCGATGCCGGTTGGTCAATCGTCCGAATGCTTCTAAGAAAGCTTTTTCCGGAGTCAAAACCTTTTTTGGATTTTTTTCCAGCGGGCTTTTTTGCTTTGGTGTTTCTTCTTTTTTCTCAGGCTCAGTCGTTTGCTGAATCTTTTCCACCGGCTGCTGAGGAGCAGCAGTTTGAGTAACTGCTTTAGGTTTAGTAGCCTTTTTGCGTTTTTTCTTTTTCTGCCACAACATGGCTTTACCTCCTTTCGGTTATTAAAAAAGGGGGATAGGCTGTTTCCTCTTACTGTCATAGGTGTGCACCCCTAATCGAGACCTTACTGGACATTTAACCAGACATGTATTAAGCTGGCACCTATTCGCTTTTAGAAGGGCATCTCCTCAGGTCCTTCGGTTTCAGCGTACTTTTCAGCGAATTCATCTTCCTCAATGGTGACATACATCGTCTTAAGGTATGCCTTGACACCGGTTTTGCCATTGACCTCCCAGTTGTAGGGACGGATCGTCAGGTCAACATTGCGGATCTCTGCAAAGTCCAGAGTTCCGATGGATTCCTCATCCAGCTGGGTCTTAGCTCGACGAGTAATCATAATAACCTTCGGGGGGATGTTGTCGAAGCTGACCGCCACCTGAATATAATGGCGAGGAGCCTCGTCATCATCACGAGGAGCCAGAACACGAACATTCCAGCCATCTTCAATAAGCTTCTGCGCCATATCGGGATCTTCAATGACCACGCAGAAATTGCGGGAGCCAGCACGATTGTACTTGGACTCCTCACCCTTAAAGTTGCGGAAGATAATTCGAGCATTCTCGATGATGATGTTGTCTACTGCTTTGTAAGCCATAATTAGTTTCTCCTTTCAATTTTTGCGTTTATCGCATGGAAATGGACAAGTCCTGCGCTCCTCATTAGGAATACAGAACTCGGTGGAATCAGCCGTGCACAAAATATAAATGAGCACAGCAATTAACAGAATTAAAATCATAAGCGTTACCTCACATCAAATGGAGTAGTATCCTCTTCATGAGGCTCGCCGGCTCCGAACCACGGTGGTGTGTTATCCGAAACATACGGTTCGTCTGCCGCAAAGCGTTCGAAGTCACCATAAACCGACAGAGACTTGATTGCTTCATCTACCATGTTGTTATAATAACCACGGTCAATGTCACCCTGCTTGTCCAGCTGTTTTACCATCTCGGATTCGAGCCATCTGAAGCCCTTAGAACCCGTAGCAGCAGCATAACCCTTTTCGCCCGTCTTCTTGTTTTCAGTCTCACGAAGCAGGATACCGCCTCCGCAGCCAGGCTTAATCGGGCAGAACTGTCCGACTTTTCCGATGAAGTGGTAGTCGTGACCCTTGGCGATTTCGTCCGTTAGTTCTTCGACACGCTCACATTCCGTGGGCATCGGCTCAGTCATGCGTTTAGAATCGGTAATCTGTTTCCACAGTTTATCTCTTTCCGCTTCAAGGGCACTTACATCCGGCAGAGCCTCGTTCATGTCAAGATAGAGCGAGGACGTCACAGATTTCGTCTCGCACATGTCCTCGAACTCGATGTTCTCCTTGCTGAAAAGCGTCTTGAAGACATAAGGAATCTGGAACTGAGTGCCAGTCGCCGTCCATGCATACGGATGCTTCTTGTTCTCCTTGCAAATATCTTTTGCAGAGTCGATGTACTTTTTCCCATACAGGTCGCAGCACTTCTCAACCGTAGCATATCGAGCAATATAAACCGCATCGTTTACCAGACACATACGGTCGTAGGTTGCTTCGTGTTCAAAGTTGTACCCATACAGCTTGCCGTATTCAGTTACAAACTTGATGATCTCAGGCGTTGCATCCGGAATCTTGATGGAGTCGGTTTTGATGTGTGCCACAGTAAAGCCCTGACTCTGAACAGCGTGCTTAAGATTGACCATAAACAGAGCTCCACGCTTCGCAACGATGTTATCCTTGTTACGGTTATCCCGGAACGGGTTTTCAAATCCGGCTGAGGTCAGACCGTACACGGAGTTAATTGCAATTTTCAGAGCCTGCGCCAAATCAGCCGCTGCATTTTCATCAGTCAGGTATTTAGCCAATGCACCGCCCAGCATTTTCTTGGCTTTATCAAAATCCTTATGCTTGATTGCGATACGAGCCTGAAGAATTTCGTTGAATCGCTTTGTGTATTCCGGTCCGAAGAGTTCTTCCGCTACGATACTGCTCGGATGCATGGATGCAATATCCAGCAGAGCAATGTTGCTGTACATGCCGGGTTCAGAATATACATAGCCGCCCTCACCAACTTCTTCGCCTCTGTAGACGGACTTACCGCCCTCAAATGTGTAGCCAGGAAAGATGGGACGATGGTTTTTATCGAACTGTGTGAACTCGTCGTAGTCTTCAAGCCCCATTGTAAACGGAAGATCCGCATTAGGGTCGAAGATTTGACTCTCGTCACCCATGAAACGGTAATTGAACTGATCCTGAGGCTTGCGGTTGCTACCAAATATAATTCTGGTAGTCAGCGAGTTCGTTGTATCATTGACGGACATCCCCGCCACATCTGCCAGAATCTGACGAGCCGTGAAGTCCGCCTTACGAGCATTAAAGGTTGCTTCTGTCGCAATGACATCGTTGTCGCAATACTCAGCAACCTTAGTCCAAAGCTCCTCCGGCACAGGCTTGTCCCAAGGCAGACCAAGTTCCTGATGGTGAATACCCAGTTCAATCTCGAACTTCTTAAGGGACTGCTTCTTACTGGAAAAGTCATACACATCCGTATACGACACATTATAGGCTTCGCCAAAGAAGCAATTTGCGCTGCCGTTGATGATCTTTGTCGAGAGATTATAAAGCTGTTCGTTCGTATACCCCATCAGCCGAGCATAGAGAATATGGTTGTCGTATCGACGGCAGTTGAAGCCAACCAGACGGAATCGCATCAGCTCTTCAATCTCAGTCGGGGTAGGGTTAATCATACGAACCACCGGCTTACCCTCGCCCTCGATTTTCCAGTTCACCAAGAACAGGTTCGGAAATACCTCAACATCATAGAACACGAGCTTGGCATCATCATTTTTTGCTCCTGCTGACTGGTCTGCGGACTTAAACTGCATCTTGTTTACCAACTTGATACAGTAATCCGCTTGATGTGTGCTGCTCGCCGCAAATGCCAAGACAGCATTACGCATATCAGTCACATCATAATTGAGTCCGCTTGCATAAGCATCCTCAAGAATTTTGTAAATGAAGTCGATACTGGGCTTTGTTGCTGGATGGTACTCCTTGTTCAGATTTCGCTTGATTTGCGTTCTAAGCCCTTTCTCGCTCTTCACTCCTTCAAAATTTATCACTTGTTTTTCTCCTTTCAGTGGTAAACCCGAGTTGATCGTTGCGATAGGCAGATCATTACACTTTGTCAGCTTTCTGCGCAGCGAGCTTTTACCGGTGAAGACCTTCACTTCAATATGATCGTCATACACTCGGCTGAGCTTGCTGACATCACCAGCATAAATATAATGAAGGTGGATGCCCTGACCGCTTTTGCTGAGTTCAGCATAGGTCGGCGGCCATTTACTCGCTTCTTTGAGATTCAGTTCATACGACTTATTGCCGTCCTTATCCTGAATATCAAAGTCGATAACAATGTGGTTCTCCGGGACTTTCACATAATGCAATCTTGATGTCGTCAAGTTGCTTAGCTTAGTTGAAACTTCATCCCATTTGGAAGTTGGTGTCTCTTTAGCCGAAGCATACTGAGCAGGACAATCTGCGCATTCTCTATCGAAGACCGATTTCTGTTTTAAGAATTCGATCAGTTTATGCTCAGGCTCGTCTTGCTCGGTAAGTGCCTTATCCTCGAATTTTTCGGTTCGAAAGCCAATGTAATAGCTTCGCACACGAGTTCCGTCATCAAGATTGAATCTCTCCTTGTAATCCCGGAAGTAGTTTTTCAGTTCCTCCTTAAATATCCTCTGAGAGAACGGGAAGGTAACTTTTGCCTCATCGCAATAGGTTTTATACATCTCCCATGAGGCTTTGAGAGTTGTCCCGTCTTCTTTCTTGAAGACATGGTAAGAATCGATAATGAAGTTATAGAAATCATTAGATGCACCGAGCATCGTCACGGGAATATAATCATCATATCTGCCCGGATTCTCCAGATAGACTTCCTGGCAATGATAAGCAATTGCACCGAGTTCAAATTCGATCTGCTTTGTCACCGCCTTGTATTCCTTGGGACTTAATTTATTTCCGGAAGGGGACACATCGATCAATCGTCTGATAAGACCTGACTTTGCGTCCGTAATCTTGACCGGTTTATTGGTGCCCATGAACAGGAAGCACTTGAAGCGGTTTGCGTAGGTCGATTTGAACTTTTCATTTACTGTCATCAGCTCGTGAGAAACCAAACTATTCAGTCGAGTGTTATCCTCAATACGAGACAGATCACCATCATGCTGAATCGCCACAAGCGGATTCGTCTTGAATGCCTCCAATGCAAAGGAGTTACTGGATGAACCCAGTGCCTTAGCGTCAAAGACCGAGTAATATCCCTCAAAGAGCTGCTGAATAATATTCAGAACCGTAGATTTACCCGTACCTGCTGCACCATACAGAACCATAAATTTCTGCAATTTCTTCGACTCTCCACAGACAATAGAACCAATAGCCCATTCAATTTTCGTTCGCTCTTCTTCAGAGTAAATTGTGGACATCAACTTATTCCATGCATCCGTGGTCCCTTCCTCAAGAGGATAGTTCAGCCGCTTACTTGCATAGTCTTTTTTGTTCGTCGGAGTATTGGAGAATATAAGTTTCTCATCAAGCATGTGGAAAGAGTCTCGCATCTGCTTTTGACAGTATTTGTGCCACGAATCGATCATTCCGGATTCGGAATCCCACATGTGCAGAACTTTAATACTCGAATCAAAGTTTTTGCGGTTTTCCTCTGCATACTTGTCAAGTTCCCGGTCAATAAGCTGGAGTGCATCTTGCTCATCCGTAGACCATAAACCTCGGTCTTCTAACCAAATGGCATAGAAGTCACCGCCTCTAATCATTAGGTCGGAGCTTTTCTTAATGATAAACTTCGGATAGATTTCTATTACACCACGCTTCGTACTACGGGTCGAAATCATTAAAAAGTCGATCATCGAAGTTCTTTAGTCTCCTTCCGTTTTTCTAAGCTCCTTGATTTCGTTTTTAAGGTTCCCGATCTCGTCACGCATACTGCGAATCTCCAAGTCCTGGATAAGCATGTGCACAGTCATAACCGTGGCGACCATGACGGTGCTGCGATTGAAAGACCTCTGTTTTCTGAGCGTCTTAGCAAACACACGCATCGCAGTTTCGGAGCAGCGAAGACTTCCGAAAATATAACGAATCATTTCATCCATGTTTCTTTTCTCCTTTCATGTCGGCAAGAAATTGATCGATCGTTTCAAACTTCCAAGCCTTCGGCTCTCTCAACGAAAATATAAATTCCTGTCCGTTGGTTTTGCGAATTCGAATGCTGTTTTTACCATTTGGGAAGTATTCTTTTACCTCCTTCGCCTGGTCGGGTAAGCATGTCTGGAAAAACCCGTACACTTGCGTATGAATCATGGCAATTCTCCTTCATAGGATGCTGTCCAAATACCAATTCATCTGCCACCATATTTCGACAGTTCTCATGTCATACTTGCAGCGTTCGACGGTAAACAAACCGCCTTCGCCATTTCGCTTGTATTTGCGGTTCATAAATCGAGATATTACATCGTCCGTATACGCCGCATCAAAACGAGAATCACTCATCGACCCTAAACCCAGACTGACAATCATGTTCCAGAACCACTGTCCCATTCGGTTACCAATATCCGGGTCGGTCATAATGTGTTCTTCGCAACGAAACGCCAACGCAATAAGCATCTCCAATACGCTGCAAGGGCGGTTATCCAGATAACTGGAAATCATAGGACCCTCGTATTCTTTTTCATAGCCAAAACGATACCGGAGATCTATCCCATCTTCAGCTCGATTTCCGTCCATTGGCAGCATATATTGAAAATCAATATTATGCAGATGACGGAGAAGCTTCTGATAAGACAGTCTCCGGCTATATCGTTCGTTACATACGAGCTGACACATCCACTCAAAATATTCATTGTTCAGCTCAAATTCAGTCATTCGATCCTCCTATTAGTAGTTGGAGCCTTCAGCCACATCGGAGAAAGAGCGATTGTCTCTGAGAATTTCATAATCGCATCTCAGACGGTCGTTACGAATAAAGACCGAATCGTCCTCATACTCTCCGAAATGTTCAGCAAAGTCCTCGCCAACAGTGTCCTCAATATCCTCGACGACTTCATCTTCATCGTCGGCAAGGACTTCGTCACCAGCATAATAGACCAGACTGATCTGCGTGTAATTGTCATTCTCGCCATAATTGTCCGGAGAGATGACATAAGGTTCATTGGGCATAGGATCATCCTTTTTTTCTTCAATATTTTTCTTGCTGTGCTCCGTGTAATTGGTATAGCCCTCTTCCTGAAGCTTGGCAGCATAATTCACCAGGTCGGGTTTCAGCTTGGCAATATCTGCCTTATGCTGATTCTCCTTCTGTTTTTCATTGCTCTTTTCATTCTTGGCAATATTAGTGTTTACGGGCTTTCTTTCGGCAAATGCTGCTTTCACAGAATCGATCTCTTCCTGTGCAATCTGCTCGTAATACCGTCTAAGACAAAGCCATGTCGCTGCGGCGCCTACCGTGGCTCCAGCCAGAAACATAGCGAAACCGGTTTTACTCATCTTCGTATTCCTCCTCGTCAGTTTGAATTGTAACAACAGTAATGGCGAGACCTCCGAACAGCAATGCTGCACTCAGAAGAATCCCGCCAGTAATGTGTCTTTTCCGCCGACTGTCCAACATGGCATCGACGGTTGAGATGAAGTCATCCAGAATATCCATTATTTACTCCTTTCCACCAGAGAGAACAGCAATGCCTCCTACGAGACAAAGCCCTGCCATAGTGGAAAGAATGTACGAAAACAAAGCTTTCATTTTATGTTCTCCTTTCAGTCATAACTCGAAAAGTAGTGACAACACTCCTGAAACAAAGGCTCACCATACTTGCTGTATCCTCCGGCCATGAAGAACACACAATCGTAATTTGTCCGTTCCAAAAGTTCTTCTTTCACCAACTCGACAATCTCAGGCATGACATAACAGCGGTCAATTCTGCTGTTCCACATCACACTGAATTGATTGGGCTGATAAACAACATCGTACACAGTATCCGGGAAAGATGGATGATCGATACGGTTAAGGATTGTGTCGATAACCAATCGTTTTCCCAATTCTGTTTCTCCTTCAGCTTCACCCATGGTTACGAGTGCTATGAGGTCGATTTCTTCTTGTGTAAGAGGATAGTCCGGCTCATTCTTCACCTCAGGTGTTAAGTTAGGAGACTCCATCAGAAGATCAGCCATAATCACCGGCTCTGCCTCCGCAAGAACTGGATAAGATTGCTTAATCTCCGATGTTTCTTTATCTGTAGAGCGAACCACACCGCATACTGCAAAACCAATAAAGAATATCATGCAGAGAACGGCGGCTATCGCTCGTGGTTTGATGCGCATTATTAAAACTCCTTTACATTAAAAATATCACCCCCAGTCCAAGTCTGAAGGTGGTTGATTACATCTTTTCCCAGATGTTACCCTCAACATTGAAGTCGAGCAGAAGCGCCGGCTCATGACGACCATCCTCGGTCTCACGCTCTACCTCAACGATACGGAAATTAACATAGCCGTCCGGACCATCCTTTGTCCAACCGACAATCTGACCAGCAGGGGTACGAGGAAGATCCAGATCGTCCAGAACCTCATTAAGGAAGAGGTGACCACGGGTCTGAAGCTTGTCGTTTGCAAATGCCTGCTGTGCCTTGAGGAACATGCGGTTATAATCGGGATTGGTTTCGTAGTTGCGGCTCTTGCTGTCGAAATATACAGCATAATCGCTCTGGAGATTAGGGTCAGCGACCATCACAGTCTTCTTGACCTTCTTCTCCTTACCGGTCTCGGGATCAACTTCGATCTCCTCGAACTTCTTCGCTTTGATGCCATATTTCAGTTCAGTGTCGACCTGCTCGCCGAAACGCTCGATGACCCGACCACGATACTCCTTGAAGCTCTTATCGATTGCAGCATAAGCCGCCCCGAGAGCAACATTGCGCTTGCGAAGAATATTGTTGGATGCCAGAATGCTGGTAATGGACAGCGTACCAAGAATGATGGCAGGACCATAAAGCTTTGCGAGCTTCATTCCCGTCTGAGCATAGACCACAACCGTGTCCTTCTTGCCGTCCTCGGTCGTATACTCCTGACCGTTGATTGCGCCAGTTTCCATACCCTCATGGATAGTATCAAGAGTACCCTTAGTTTCATCGAGAATCTCTGCCACCTTAGTGGTAGCCTTGCAAGCGAGGACAGCACTTACGACCGTACCGGCAATACCAGCCACAACGAGAATCTCAGGGCTGTGTTTCTTAAGCTTCATAACGGTCTTGGAAGCCACGCCGTTCACGCTCTTCATGATTTCAGTCTTATTTTTCATGTTTATAAAATCTCCTTTTCGTTATTTGTTGGAATTGATTTCTGCACCACAGGCAGCACATCCAGCTAAATCGACATAGCTGTCGTCCGTAGCCGTGCCTGTCCGGATTCGTGCAATCTTAAGAAGTGCCATCATCATGGCAACATCATTTGCAGTGAATTCAACGCCTTTATAGACGCTCCAAAAGCCAGCAATAGCGGCGAAATTATCTTCCGGAGAGCCGTATTCGTTCTCTCTCTGCCCGCATACACAAGCCTTTGCTTTATCAAGAGTCTCAGATCTGTTCATTATCTTCATCCTCCTTGACAAACGAAATATAATCACGCTTACGCTCTTTTGCGATTACCTGGCAACCACACATCGGGCAGTCAAATGCATCATACAGGCATTCTTCAGCAGTAGAGCCAAAGGCAACTGCCAGCCCAGTTTTTCCGTTATCACGAGCAAGATAATGTCTCTCGATAACGGCATTGAATTTAGTGCCACAAATTTTGCATTCAAGCATTATTTTTTCTCCTTTCAATTCAGCGGGATTGCACGAGGCAGTTTCAGAATATAACCGTCTCGAACCCGTACCGCAGTTGCACCGCCAATATTTGTCCAACCGTAGCGGTTCATAGTGAAATTATCATTGGGAACACGAGCGAGATCATAGAAATCGGATACGCTTACTGTTCCATACTGGCTGATGATATCGTTCATTGCATCGAGAACCGCTTCTGCGTCTCCGCGGGTATCGAAGAGAATATCATCATAGTCAGGTGTATTGCGTCTATTACCGGCAGAACCAGCACGCACTCTGTCTGCGCCTTGATCGTAGTAATTTCGATAAGACACCTTAGATGCGGTTCCGTTTTTCTTGCTGCGACCTGCCTCGCCGTAGAGAATCATGTCGATACCGGTAGTGACAATGTCAGAAATCGCCTTTTTAACAGCCGGCACAATAACCTCCATCAAAATATAAGATTTGACATTGTTTGCATCCTCGGCAATAAATACATCTGCAAATTTTTGCATCTCGCCTTTTTTTCGAGTTTTTGCAGCCCCGGTAATAACCGCCTCAACTTTCTTTTCTGACTGCTGCTCCTGACGAGCTTTATCAGAATTAGACTTGTAATCTTCCACTGGGTAATCTCCTTTCTTATGCCGGAATCAGCTTACCGGGCAGAGTGATTTTTGTGTTCGGCATCAAGCCGTTTTCTTTTTTATATCGATAGGCGAGATTGCTTTTTGCTTTCGCCTCTGTCGGAGCAACAGTAGTTGCTTTCCAGCGATGTTGTACGCAATCATCAAATCGCATAACCGGACCGTCGTATTGATACTGCTGCATAATTTTTCCTCCTTTCGAGAGATAAAGAAAAAAGGGAAAGCACCTTGTTACAGGTACTCTCCCTTATCCGAACTTCTCAAATTCGCATTTTCAGTTGTCTTCGCTGACAACATCAGATTCTTCCAAGATAACCGTCTTCTCCTCAGCAGCCATCTTCTTCTGCTCGATCTGGGCTTTGATATTCGCGATCACCGGCTTTGCCACATACTTGTAGACGACCACGCCTACAACTACGCTCAAGCCGATACCCGCAGCAATCTTTACGCCCTTGCTCAAACCAGCGTTCTCGATAACCTCTTCGGTAGCTTCAACGATCTCGTTGTTCATAATCTCATTGTTGTTCATTGTGAAATCTCCTTTCAAATGTGTAAAATTGTGGAATGTTCTTCCATTAAATAAGTTGTAAATTTCGCGCGGCAAGTTTACTGATAGTCGTAAACAGGCGCTACCTGATAGTCAATCACCAGGCAGGGGGTACCATTTGCATCAAGCTGAGACGAGAATGCAAGGTCAATGTAGCCCTTATCAATATTCCAACCGAGCATATCGCCCATTTTGGTTCCATCCAGACCAAGTTCATAGTAGAAATCGTTCAGCGTGACATACATTTCGTCACGCATCTGACGATTCAATTCGTTCATGACTCTGGTGATTTTGTCTCTGTCAGACTTGAAATATCGTCCGGACAAGACATCATAGCAGATCGTATTACCGCCGTTTTCAGTGAGGATAACCTCTCGAACCGGGTTCTTCACCATCTTGTCTTTCGACACAGAGTCTCGAATGGATTGTTCTTTTTTCTCGCCAATCGTTTCAACTACTTTTTCCTGATACTCTTTGAGAGTAGACTCCGAAAGGGTATACGCCGTTGCCAGAGCAGCATTCCGACGAAGATTAGTCGAGCTTGCTCCAATCAGGCAGAAGACAGAAATAGATCCTACAACGGCTGCCGGAATATAACAAGGCCAAGCCGTCTTGATGATGTCCTTCGGCTCAAGCCTATCCGTATCCAGCTCATCTTTTTTCTCTTCAAGCAGAATCAGGGCTTTTGGTGTTGCTTTTACCGCCATAACAGTGGTGGTAATCATGCCGGCAATTCCAATACCGGTGAGAATTTCCGGACTATGTTTTTTCATTGCCGTCCGTACACCCTTGGCAATGCTTGCTAAACTTTGTTTAGGCATGGTTTTCTCCTTTCAGTTAAACAAATAGTAGACTTAATTCTTCAGCTGTTTCGACCGCATTCTGAAATATAAAGCTATGCTGCTCATCCTCGCCGTAACAAGCATACATAGCCATCTCGAACATGAAGTTTTCGATGATGGTGATTGGATCATCGAAAGGCTTGTCCAGAATTCGATGACAGATTTCATATGCAGCCCATTGCTGATATGACCTTTTTCTGAATTCATACTTTGGCCATGTGAAGGATGGACTGAACAGATGCTCACCAACATATCGTTGGATAATCGAAACAGCCGTGCTTGCATCACACATATCGTTCGGATAAAGAGGAAGAGCCCTTGTTAGGACTCCTCGTCTTCTTCATCGCTAAGTGCGGCAAGCTTCTCATTGATGCGTTCATCAATTTTTTCTTCCATCTTCTTCTCGTTCACCCAGTCAGTGAGGAGCGTAGCCCCCATACCTACTGCGGTAGCGACAAGACCCAGGATTTTAACCAATTTTGCATTATTCATAAAGCGAAACCTCCTTTTCGTTTTCATAAAGTGAAATGTATTTTTTGCGAACTTACAGATCTTCCATCCACTCAGCTGTAGGCTCAAAAACCATGTCGATAACATATATCTCCATGCCGTCATCCAAAGTGAGTCGGTGATGGTTAAAGTCGATCCAATAAATATCGCCATTACAGCTTGACCATCCTACGGCATCTCCGAGTTCCGTCTTTTCAAGTCCGAGAAACTCGTAAAAATCATTTAGAGGAATAACACCTGCAAACATGAAATTGCGGTTCAGATGGTACTCAGCCTGAATGACCTTCTCGATGGTCGACTCAAAATATCTTTGTGAAAAGCTATCGTAGAAAGTGCGGGAGACTTCTGGCTCCATGCTTTCACCAAAATCGAGAGAAGAATCGTACCAACCTCCATTAGCAGAGATACTGATGTCCTTGCACTTTTCTTTGGCGATAGAATCTACGATAGCATTATGAGCTTCCTCACCATAGAGCTCTTTCAGCTTGTCCTTATACTCCTTATAAGAACTTTGGACAAGCGCATATGCGCTTGTTAGTGCTGCCTGTTGACGTCGGTTTAGTGCATTAGCGCCCATAATGCAAGCGATAGTAGAAGCCCCAAATGCTACCGCCGGAATATAACATTTCCATGCAGCGATGAACGCCTCTTTCTTGGTGTACGCATATGGATCGCCATCATGCTTTTTGCGACTGTCTGCGTAAACTAACGCTACTGCTCGTGGGGTCGCTTTGGCTGCTGCAATTGCCGTGACTACCACGCCGGCTGATGCTACACAAGACAATGCAACAGGTGAGTATTTCCTGATACAAAGCCCTGACTTATGCAGCAACTTCTGAATTGCCTGGTTCTTACTCATGTCTTTTCTCCTTTCATGTTTTTTGTTATTCCATAGCCCTTAGTAGGTCTAAAATGTTCGCTGCCATTTCACTGGCAGATCGAAACATAAGACTCGTGTTTGGATTCACCCTCGCATACTTAGCGGTCTTCATCATAAATTCATGCGTGAGCTTACAGAATTCATCAATAGACCCTTCTCTTCGAGGGTAAATCTGTTCGGCGATAAAATCTCTGAGCTCGTCGACAGCCCATTGTGAGTAACTCGCTTTTTTATAATCTTCAGTCCATTTACCAAACAAAGGCGGCAGCCAAGCGTCCATGCGGTACATGTCATACAAGATTAAATCAAGCTGATCGATGCTCATGTCTTTTCTCCTTTCATGCGAAAATAAAAAGCAAGAGAGACTGTATCGGATTCGAACCGACGACCTCCACGGAAATGTGGCGCTCTACCAACTGAGCTAACCCGTCTCTCATAATAAGACTTGTAAATTTCGCGCGGCAAAAGAAAAGAGCCGTTGTTAGCAGCTCCTTTCAGATTTTACAAACCAATACTTTTCAGGATTTTAGTAAGTTCATCTTTCTCAAGATCGGCATCTATATCCAGATGAACATGCGTCTTTCCGTCAACGACTGTGGCTTTTACCTCATTCAAATTCAGTTTTACATCATAACCAAATTTCTTTCGGATTGCCAAACTCGCCAATTTCGAGATAATGCTCGTAGTGAATTTAGAACCAATTTTCATTTCGTCCATGCTCCTTTTACTCCTTTCGAATAGCATCGTTTTCCACAATAGGGGTTGTAATTTTGGCGAAAAGAAAAGAGCCGTTGTTGGCGGCTCAATCCTCAATAAATCCAGTTTTCTTTTGCAAAGAACAACGGTATTGCGATAAACGCAAAGAATACTAATGCTGTTGCATCTTTGTCGATAAGTACCGGTAAGTACCCACAAATAAGTAATACTACAGCATACAGCTTGTTCTTTAGTGTTTTCATAATCCATGTCTCCCTTCAAAATTCAATGGTTTTTCATAAAGGGAGATGCGTTTTTTGCGCTTAGATATCCCGTCTATCGAATACGGTTTCCCATCGTTCTTTCTGAATAGGCTTCATTTTTAATGCCCACATAATTTGGCGAACCGTTACAGTAGGGTATAGTCCGTCCGTACAAGTCCCAGCCCTCATTTCAAAGTATTCTCGAAAATCAGGGTGCAAATATAAAGCGTCAGTAATCCAAGGGTCAACTTCGCTCCACCATGTACTTTTCGTCTCGGAGTCAAATCGTTGCTGAATTACTGCTAAACCTCTTTCTTCAATTCTGTAGAGAGTGCAGCTATTGTAAACCGGATGCTCACAAATATAACGCTCGCCATACAAGGTCAAGTAAATTTCCGGTTTGTCAAAATGGTATCGCATATCCATCACCTATAAAAAGAAAAGAGAAAGAGCCCTCGTCAGGACTCCTTTCTCTTTTGCTAATAGTCTTAATTAGTCGTCGCAGATCTGATCTCTGGTCGGATATAGAGCATCATATTCTTCATCGTTCTCCATACCGTAATGCTCTAAATCGACGGAGTGACCGCAAGCCGGGCATACTAAAGTATCTTCCCACTCGTCTTCAAATTCCATAAGTCCTCCGCATTCACTGCAAATATACCGTCCAGTAAGTAAACCGTCTCTCTGCGCGTCGTTAAAAAAGCTCATTGCAAATTACCTCCTTGATATTGTGTGGCACTATTAAGTATAGCGGCCATCAGTATTTTATCAAGAGATAAAAAGCACTTTTACATCTCTCACAATAGCCCTTGTAAATTTCGAGCAGGAGAAAAACGAAGAGAACGTGTTGTATGCACGAACTCTCCGCTTTTGGAACCGGTTTATTTCTTAGTCGGTCTGAATCGACTGAATAAACCTCTGAATGTCTGAGAGGTGAAAGTTCCGTCCTGTTCGAACTTAAAACCTCGTCTCATCCAAACGCCGTAGAACATCAACGGCAGCACCAGCTCAGCGGCAGCCATACCAAGTCTGAAGTATCGATCTTTGACAGACTCTGCCATTTGAGCCGTCTTGGACTCTTGATCGATTTCACGATTCTCGATCTTATCCAGACGCTCATAGGTGTTCTTGTCCTCTTCGAGCTTCAGTTTGTACAGCTTCGTCAAGCTATCCACTGCTGTGGTATGCTCCTGACTTCCGGATTCGAGAGATCCCAAGCGTTTAATTTCGGCTTTGATCTCCTCTTCCAACAAACTTCTGTTTTCTTCACCCATATTCGTTTCTCCTTTCGTTTTAATAGGGTTCCATAAAAGGAAGTGTTATTTGTGCGGAATAAAGTCTTCACGCTTCACTTCTAATAGGACAGTTCTTTGAGCTATAATTTCATTAACGCTCTTTTTCAGTTCAAGAAAAAGATAGGGTCCGTCCGGATCAGACTTGTCAATACGCAAAAAACCAACTGGATGCTTTCGGCGAATGATAGATGAGACGGCAAACCCAATCATAATTCCGATAACTACATAGACAACTTCCACGGTGATCTCCTTTCAAATTGTTTTTCAAAAATTTCAACCCGGGGATTTTTCCAGATACTAATTTAACACATATACCTGTCACCTCCATCCGGGTTTTAATCTAAGTTAGAAAAAAGAAAGAGCCAATGCTATAGTGCATCAGCTCTCACTTCTCCATAAAGGACACTGTTATTCTTGCGAACCCTCGTAGACGATCTTCTTCCGTAAGTCAGACCAGGTTATATATCGGTCTTTACGGCATACGGGGCAATAGAACTTGCTTACTTTGCCTCCGATGTCTGTCAGCTCACTGCTGTCGGCTTCAAGCCTACTCTGACAATTCGGGCAGTTGAAGCGATAGACTTTTTTCACTGCAATATCTACAATCTTCATTACTGTCTCTCCTTACTAAGCAGCCAGAAAAACCGTCTGTACAAGTCGTAATAAACATCCTTGCAACATGGGATACCGGTTCTGGCTTTCAAATGGTCATATGAAATACCCTCCGTTATAGCTTCCAAAATATAACACGAAAGCTCTTCGTCCGTTTCTTTTGCAACCTGTTCCACCATCTTCATGCGGTCGGCATAGTACATCCTCTCATCAATATGCTTGGTAATGGGATCGCTAACAACATTCGTTTTACAGGGCGGAACCAATTGTGGCCATGAACACGGATAGTCTATTAACGAATTGTACGCATGACGCCATAATGGGTACTGTAAGCAGAAATGCTTCAATTCGTAATAGCGGTGTTTCTCGATCCAGTAACGATTAGTTTCGGAAAGTTCCGGTCGTATCAACGTACTCATGTGCGTTCACCCCTCCATATATAGCCGGTCTCCTGCCAGAGGAGCTTAGGCGAAATATAAAAGTTGATGCGTCCGTACTTAGAGTTCATTTCCTCTAAATTCGTAATGAGCTTCCCACTCCGAGTAGCTTTTCCGATCGGTAGCCACCCAGATACGATGCCGGCTCGAATCCAGGATGCGTCTTTCCCGTAGACTCGTGCTGCAACTGCTACCGGGACAGACCCCGATGCAAATATAATTTCTTCCATTGGCGTTTGCCTCCTTTCAACCGCTATTTTAGGTTAGGAACGGCTGTTAGTAAAAACAACCTCGGTGGAAACAAGCGCCAACGAATCATTGTCATTTCGCAAGGATAATCTTCAAACCCTAAAGTCTCACAAGTAATAAGACCTTCAAGAACGCCGATAATAATGTCCGATTCATACTGTTTATACGGAAATATAAAGTCAGGAAGCTCTCGATGAACTGCATGGCATTTACAGCACCGAAGTCTTCTGATAGCTACCCATTTTTTGTTGCCGAATTTCGTCCGTACCAATCTTTGAACATGATCGTAGTATTTAAGCTGCCCTCCGCACTTTGGGCAGATTGATTGGTTATCACTAATCATATATGCTCTCTCTTTTCTCTGATTAAAAAAGTTCGGTGTAGGAGTTGACATTCCTACACTTATGATATATGATTACTAATAGCAAATCAATGGGGGAAGGTGATAATAGTGTTGATAAAATGTCCTGAATGTGAATTACAAGTAAGTGACAAAGCAGTTTCTTGTCCTCACTGTGGGTTTCCATTGCAGCCAAATATAAAGCCAAGAAAACCTCGAAATAAGAACAACAAACGTCGTAGACTGCCAAACGGTTTTGGGCAGATTAGTGAGATCAAAAATCGGAATCTCCGCAATCCATTTCGAGCTATGATAAGTGTTGGAAAGGATTCGAACGGACGACCTATCTGCAAGCCTCTTAAACCGGAGTCCTATTTTCCAACATACAACGACGCATATGCTGCTCTCGTCGAGTACAATAAGAACCCTTACGACCTTGAACCGTCTATCACTATGAAAGAGCTTTACGAGAAATGGCTTGCCGAATACGAGAAGACAGTTAAAAGCACTCGTTCGGTAGCTTCAGCATGGGGGTATTGCTCGGCCGTATATGATATGCGAGTCAAAGATGTCCGCGCTCGTCATGTAAAAGGTTGTATGGACGAAGGCATATCGAAGGTTCGAGGCAAAGAGAAGACACCAAGTGCATCCATGAAGAACCAGATTAAGTCTTTGTTTAACTTGATGTTGGATTATGCCTTGGAGTATGAGCTTGTTGACCGGAACTATTCGCGAACTTTTAACCTCAGTGAGGAAACAATCAAAGAAATCGTCACAGTTAAGAACGAGCATATTCCTTTTACGGACGAAGAGATGGACTTGCTTTGGAAACACGCTGATGATAAAATGCTTGTAGATGTCCTGCTCATTCAGTGCTATTCTGGTTGGCGACCCCAAGAACTTGGTTTGCTTGAACTAAAAAATGTAGATTTGGAAAACCGGACTTTTCGAGGCGGTATCAAAACTGATGCTGGTACCGATCGTGTCGTTCCAATTCACTCGAAGATTCGTCATTTGGTTGAGCGAAAATATAAAGAGGCTCAGGAACTTGGAAGTCTGTATCTGCTCAACTATGTTAATCCGAATGCTCGTAGCAAAAACACTGCACTTACTTATGCTCGATACCAAAAAGGATTCTGTATGATTCGAGACGAATTGAATTTGAACCCCGAGCATAGACCGCATGATGGTCGCAAACATTTTGTAACAATGGCTAAGAAGTACGGCGTCGACGAGTATGCAATCAAATATATGGTCGGTCACAAGATTTCTGACATCACTGAAAAGGTTTACACCCAAAGAGAATTTGAGTGGTTGAAAGATGAAATCGAAAAAATAAAATAGCTTGTAAAAACAAAGAAAAGCCTCCCCGAAGTGGGAGCACCAACAAAGGCACTCAGCACAACGAGGAGGCTGACTTTGTGTAGGAATATAGATGTATGAGTAGTGTAGAAATAATGCACGAGTTGCCTACATTTCTCGGCATTTATCCACTTCTAACTACTCTGAAAACAGCATAATTGCAGGGTTTTAGAAGTGGTTAGACCGTGGTAAGTTTCTATAGTAGAAGCAAAATATCCCGTAATTACTGGCTTTTCGAGCCAAAATATAGGAATAATGCAGAACTAACCTACACGCAACGGCTTCAAATTGCATCTTATTTCCCATAAACCACGGTCGAAGTGATGTCCTTCCCATCTGCGGAAAAGACCTTTGTAAGACGGGCAAGCTCCTTACCAGCAGCATCCGTAAGAACCGCTTCCATGTTAAGCATGTTATTCGAAAACTTCTTAACAAGCTTCTGTCCTTTAGAGTCGGTAGTAATAATCGTGCTGCTATTGTCAGAAAAAGACCTCACAGTACGACCAAGTTCATTCCCGTCCGGATCAGTTAGAACCGTGATACAGGTCAAAAAGTCATTTGAAAAAGTCTTAACCAGTGTTCGACCCTGTGAATCGATTGTGCTGATGATTGTACCATCGTCCGAAAAATGTTTATAGCCATCCGTTAAACCGGCTGTAAGAATTCGGTCAATTTCATCGTAATCATCGCCAATAAACTCACCGGTAATCATTGTACCATCGGCTTGATGAGCTGTAAATCCCTTTTTAAGAGTTTCTTTGCTAACGGTATCGGCGGTCAGATCGATTAGTGTCCGGCGATTGTAAACGACCTTATTTACAGCCATTTACTCTCACCCCGCAATCGTTACCGTCACTCCTCCAGCAGGATTATCTGCTTCCACATAAGGAATAGCTTCAACTTCTACCTGAGACAAACAGTTATACTCTGTATCAGGCAGAATCGTCTGCTTCGCGGTGGACGGTGTAACTGTCTTAGCCTGTGGTTTCATGTTTTCCGAGCCGGACATTGTACCCTCAACGCCGAGGATAGTTACGCCCTCTCGAATATTGTTGGCAATCAGCTTGCCTTTTTCAGTTGCGTCGATTCCCACTTTACCGCTGCCATCGTGGAAACCCTGAGGAATTGTAACTTCCTCGTCTCTGGTGGTGATCTTCTTAGTAACGGCACCATTGTTTTTCATTGTGCCAGTTAGTTTATTGCCACTTACATACGCAGTCTTTCCAAACAAGATTTCAGCAGCGACAGCGGTGGCATCCGTAGAATCAACATCAAATGTGCAAGCACCTTCAATTTGAGCTCCACTCTTGTCGTGAGCTTTAGATCCTTTGAGAAGTTTACTGGGGTCTACGGTGTCGCCAGTAAGGTCGATGAGAACACGACCGCCATAAATAACCTTATTAACGTTTTGGTTAGGCATTTTGATTAACCTCCTCTGCAATATAAACCGTAACCCCATCATAGTTGTTACTGGTTTCGAAATATGGGACTTTTTGAACAACAATATCTTTCTTAAGCACTTTATTGGCTGTTGGCAAGACCTGAGTGTTAAAAGCGTTCGGCACCACTTCATATTCTCCAGAATAAGCATTAAAATCTATCACAGCAGACAGCTTGCCAGACAAACTTCCAAAGCAAGTTAATTTACCAGATAATGTGCATAGTCCAGAGATATGACCAGTAAGGCACTCAAACGCTTTTATGCTACTCATGTCAATGCACCTCTTCCGTTAGCTTAAGAATTGCTTTTGTGATGAAAGTATCAACTTCTCCTGTGGCCTTCGTTAATTCAATGTCGTAGACGTACTTTCCGAAGGGAAGATGTTTTGTATCTTCCGGATTGAGGGTCAAGATCATCGTGTCAATCGGAATCTCCTTGATAAGAAGAGGAGTTTCATCATTATAGTCATTCTTCATGGCAAATCGAATACGATCACCATTCATGGGAATATACTGATTGTCATTTAGATCAGTAATCGTAATAAGCGCCGAAAAAGTATCACCCCGAGTCAAAGTAATCATTGTGCCAGAAACAGAATAACTCATAATCTCACCTCCAATTCAAGCATTGTAAGTTGATTTATGAATCGCAAGTTGGTCGACTTCTGTCATGATTCGCTTAGCCGAACCGTTACCGCCTAATTTTTCATAAGGCTTGTACAAGTATTCATACAGATTCTCATACTCGTCCTGTGTAATGTAGCCCCTCTCGACGTAGGTCATACCGAGATAGATAATGCGATCATGAGCCAAACCAATGAGCATTTGCGTTTCAAGATTGTTGTGCTTATTCTCAGCAGCTTTTCGTTTGCTTCGCTCTTGGATATATGCCCAAAATCCAGAAGAAGCAAGTATCGTCCCCAAAATGGTTAATAGCGTTTGCAGCCAGGGTTCCATTTCCATATATCATTCTCCTTGAAGTCATAAATGAATTAAGAAGCTTGTAGGAAATATCACCCCAAACCTCTTTTAATTAGGCGAGGGAGCCCACCGCAAAGTAGACTCCCTGCCAATTTCGGTTAATCCACAGGATTACCATTTTCGTCAAGACCGAGAGCTTCCAGATCAGCCTTGACAGCAGCCTTGAACTTCGCCGGAACCTGATTAAAGGTCCGACGACCTGCGATGATGAGTGCGGCATACAGTGCTACCATGTTGTTACCTCCTATCAAAATTTTGGATAAAATATAAAACATGGTTACTCCTCCTCAGCGATAAGATCGCCGTTGGTATCGTAGCCATATTCTAACAATTTTGCCTCGACATCTGCCTTAAATTTTTCAGGCACCTGGTCGAAGGTTCTACGCTTATTGATGATAAGCGTGGCGTAAAGATTGACCATTTTTGCTACCTCCTCATTCAGGAATCATTGCTGCGACGGCATCGTACAGATCAGCAATTGCTTCCATGATAGCAAGCTGCTGGAAATCTCCAGTTTCCTGACCTGCCATGATCTGAACAATGTTGTCCGAATCATTTGTACCTTTAATGGCGTTTTCAGCCATAAGCAGATTAGTGTATTCATTGAACTCCTGAGGGGTCAACGCCGCTTCCTGATAAGTCCAGTAAGTGGTTTTATCGCCCTGTTCTGAAGTTCGTGTAATACTCGTAATGTCCTTGCGGAGATATACGGTTCCAACAGTAACCTCAAGTGCAGTCGGTTGGACTGTACTCTCGGCATATTTGTAATTTAACTCCATGCGACTTTCCTCCTTTCGCAGTGTAAAGACTGACGAGTTTTTGATATACCCGCTTCTCATCGTATTTGTCATATCGTGAAACTTTTCGCTTCAATTGCTGGAAGCTAACACATGGTTTTATCCACTTCCGATACATCAAATAGGTATCGGTGCAGTCGATCCACCCAAGATAAGACAACATTTGCCGAGCATCGAGTATGGTTGCTTTCTCCTTTTTGGAGATTTTGCGAGCTTTTCTCGTGGCCTTGTACATAATGGATTTTCGAAGAATCGTTCGATTACGATAAAAACGAAAGCCCATGAAGTCCAGATCACGCCCCTGGTTGTTGCCATAAGAAAAGCGAAAGACTTGCCAATTCGCTTTAAGTTCCAAGCCAAGCTCCATTTCCAGATAATCGGAAATTGCTTGCCTCATGCGGTGCAAAACCCTCTTGTTGCTTCCGAAAACGACCATGTCATCCATGTAGCGCATATAGTGCACGGCACAGAGCTGCTCCTTGATGAAATGATCTAAACCCTGCAAATACCAGTTAGAAAGCCATTGAGAAGTATAAAAGCCAAGTGGAATACCAACCTCTGTGACATCAATAATGCGAAATAGTAAATCCAGCATCTTTTCATCATGAACGGTCTTCTTCAACTTGGCCTTCAAACGATCGTGTGGAATAGTATCGAAGAAATGACGAATATCCATTTTGAGGACATACTTACAATTCTTCGGGTCAGTCCTGATCCACTTCTCAATTACCTGCTTTCCTTTATGGGCACCTCTGCCCGGAAGACTGGCATAGCTGTGTTCATACATTCCCTTGCAGAACGTCGGCTTCATGGCATTTACAATGCAATGCTGAACAAGCAGCTCTTCCATCGTAGGGACAATAATAGTACGCTCCTTGCGCGTGATCCCGTCATAAATGTAAACCGGCACATGCTCGGCGTTTTCGTAGTTGACTATCCAGGCTAAGGATTGTTCAACTGCGGCATCGTCAGACATGTGCCGGTGTTTCATGATTTTACGGAATCTCTTGCTGTGCTTTGCTTGAGACAGAGCGTACCGTCGGTTCGTTTCGGATATTGTTTTTTCGTACAAGTGGTTATAGGATTTCATGTTCTCTCTTATCCTCTCATCCGCTTTCGACTTATTCTCAGCTACTCACAGATGCTTGCACCGAGTTAATTTTCACCAAGTGGTGAGGAAGAGATGCGGATATCTCTTGCCATTTTGAAATGGCGGCATACACTGCATTATAGAGAGCTTCTTATGGATAAGATAGAGCCGCGCCATTGTTCGAGTTCGAATTGGACGCCGTATTGTTCAGATTAGCATAGAAAGGACCGACCAACAGGTCATTATTCCAGTTGCCGCCGACATACGCACTGGGCGCAGTGTATACCCCTAATATTTAATTGTTTTCGTTTACCTGGCGAACCTAAGGTTCTCCCGTCCTCTCCTCGCTGCTTACGCAGCGGCAAGCGGTTTACAAGAGAGAGCCGCGCCATCGCTCGAGTCCGAACTGGACGCCGTATCGTACAGAGCAGCATAGAAAGGACCGACCAACAGGCCATTAGACCAGCGGCCGCCGACACACGCATAATTGACCTGGCTGTTATTGTACCACATACCGTCAGCCTCATAAGTGCTGCTCGAACCGCTTGCAGTAACAGGCAGCCGTCCGAATGCTTCCGTCTTCATGCTGCTGATGTAGCCACCGGAAGAACCAGCCGGGGTAGCATTTGCGATCGTCTTATAACCGTTTCCGTCTGTGTTGTAGTCGGTTGCAGTAGAACCATCGTGAGTACCACGAGTAAGCTTGACCTTCTGCGTTCCATTGGCATTGATCCAGCCAGCAGTACGACGCCACAGGTTACCCCAGACATTCTCCATACCGAAGACCTTCACGCCGGAAGTCTGGTCATTGGAACCCCAGAACATACCCTTGGTGTTCATCGTACCGGGAGCAATAGCATTGCTATTGGAACTCTTGCACCGTCCGTAGCCAAATGCAGTCTGACACTCGGTAGAACGAGCCATCATAACCAACAGATCCTGAAGCAGCAGTCTGTCCGCCAGCACCTCGGTATACCAATCATTGCCGTTTGCCTTTGCACAGGCGATTTCGTTAGCCGCCGTGGTGTTTACGCTGTTAGCTGCACCGCTGATAGAACGCAGCTTACCGGAAACCAAAGAACCGAAATAGATAGGGGTATAGAAATGATCGATCTGGTTATTATTGCGGTCATAGTTGCACCAGCAATCCCAAGTATCGTCTTGAGGAGTATCGGAGCAGCGGAAATGATAAACACCATTCGATTCCCAACGCTTTGTATAGATCTTCGGCCATTCCATCATGGCGTTGCCGCCAAAGGAGGTATCCGCAGCCTTAGAAGTAGAACCGTCGACCTTCTTGGTATAGTCATTCGGATTGAGATAGTGATCTACAACGCCTGCATAAGTCAGCATACAAGGACGAGGCATGAACTTTTCACCCGGGTCAAACGCCCAACCACCATAATTGAACTTACCGGTGCTGAAATTCATAGCCGCCGGAGTAAATGCCGCGTTATCCACATCAGAAGGATAAGTTACTCGTCCGGTAGGGCTGGAAGTCGCTTTCACCAGATCGTAACCAAACAGATAATCTCTCTTCTTCGGGGTAACACTGGTTCGGTTCGCCTCGCTGCGATTATAGGCACCGGTACTGGTGTAAGGGAATGCGGAATAGTAATATACCACACCGACCGTCACATTAGTATCTGTATAAGTACCGTTTGCAGTGATGTTCTTGAACAGTTCGCCCTCCGTTTCACTGGTTGGATAACCAGTCGTGCTCCTGCGGATAACCGCACCGGCAACGCTACTCGGAAGCTTCGCCGTGATCTCAACCTTGACAGTGTCAGATGCCGAGACATATACCGACTTAGCGGAAAACTCCTTCATCGGCTCCGGTTCGTTTACTACAGCGCGATTAGACTTGTTTCGGTTGTACACGCCCTGTGTGGTATAAGGGAATGCTGCATAGTAGTAAGTTCCGGTAGGAGATGCACCACTATCTGCGAAGACAGTGGACGCTTTGATGTTGGCGACCAGATCACCATCGAACTCGTCCTTAGGATAATCGGTTGTCTTCCTCCGGATAATCGCACCTTCCACGGTGCAGAGTGTCTGGTTGTTCACGACCGTGTCGTTAGGAAGTGTTGCTGTGACTTTCACAACGCCACTCTCAACAGCCACGCTGAATGCCAGCATATTGGACGGCTCAATGCCGCCAAAGAAATGTCGGTTTTTACCGAAAATCAGATCTTCTTCTGCCATTTTGATTATTCTCCTTTCGCTTTAAGAATAAGTTACAACGGTGCTGATAAGCTTGCCATCGGAGTCAAAAGTTTTGACGGCTCTCGCCACTTCTGCTCCAGCTGCACTTTTCAGCACATTTGTCATGGTCAGGAATCCATCAGAAAAAGTCTTCGTCAAGGTTCTACCATCGCTCGCAGTCGAAGTGATAACAGTACCATCATCTGAAAACTCCTTGGTTCCGTCTTCGAAGCCAACCAGTAAAATCCGTTTGACCTCTTCCTTGTCGATCTCAAGTTGCAGATTACCGGCGACATCGCCGCTGAGCTGATCTTTCATCTGGTTATACCAGGCAAGGAAATCAGCCTGTTCAGATGCGATCCACTGGTCAAGAACGGTCTGCTCCTGTTGGAGGTCCGCTTTCATTTTATTGAACCAAGCCGTGAAATCGCTTTCCTCCTGAGCAATCCAATCATCGACTTCCTTAGATCGTGCATCAGTAAATCGATCAAGCTCATCCTGCCATTTGCCAAGCAACTCGTCCAGACTGATCGTCTGAAGAATGCCAGTTACAAATGGAGTAGATTCTGTGCCAACCATAGGGGTAATGTCAGCTTGGTTAATGACCGCAGTGCCGTACTTTCTGTAAATATAACAGAGAGGGTACTGATGGACATTTCCCTCGTTAGTCAAAGTCGGTCTCGACGGTGCGCTGGACGGATTACCTTTGACAAATTTGATAGTGTTATTACGAACTGATTCCATTCCGTTTACTTCCAGAACCACGGCATCAATACGATCAAGAAGCACCTCTGCTTCCGGGGCGGTCATCGGCAGGATGCTGTCATTGACTGTCCATGTATGGTCGAACCAGGCTTTGCCGATACCGACATTCACGGTAAGACCGCCTGCCGCCTTCACAGCAAAAGCGGTTCCGATAGAAGCAAATACACCATCGATGATGAGTCCATCAAAGATAGCTGACATCTGTGCAGCATTGTATTTGCGGTCACCGTTAAGTGAATTGAAAAATCCGCTTGATACGCTCATTCAGTTTCTCCCTCCTTACTTTGAAATAGTTTTGAAGGTCGGATAAATCGACAACCCTTCCTCACTGTTTGAGATGACCAGCTCTGAAATGTAAGCTGATCCCTCATTGCCATATTCATTGGCGATTTGAACGATGTCTCCGATAAAGAAGTCTTCGCCGTACTTGAACAGGCGAGTGACTTCAACCTCTCCTTCGAATGCAGTGGTTACAATATGATCTGCCAGATTCTTCAAGCCTTTTGTCCGAAGCTGCGCCATATATTCTGCATCGGAAAGAGTCCCGTCCTCAGTATCGGATGAGATGTCACGAGCATCTGTAAAAAGCTCACGCCGATCAAGCCCTGAGGCTGAGCCAACGATAGCAGTTCGCCTTGCTGCCCCTTCACCTTCTCCTGCGACCAGAGTCACATTTCGAAAACTCGCTCTGGATGAATAATAGTTGCTGTTGATGATGTTCTCAAAGTTTGGAGAGAAAACAACATACGGATTTTCTGTCTGCTCATAAGAGCGATCAACGCCGGCATACAGACTGAATGCAAACTTGTTTTCATCTGTCAGTACGATCTTGAACCCTATATTGTTTTCCTCACAAAGTCCTTTTACGACATCGTACAGGCAGTCACCTGTGTATTGGTTGTCGATTTTCAGACTTGTGATTTTAGGGTCAGTAGAAGGCACGAACACAAAGTTAGAAATCTTTCGATCGGCAATAGACGGTGAAATGATGCACTCATTCAACATCGTCTGGATGCCATTTTGAAGATTTCCATTGAAGATTCGCTGTCCCCAGATGATGCGGCGTTCAAGAATAGACTCCAACGATCTGCCTGTGACAATAAGATGATTTCCTTCTTCTGTGTCGGCATTGATCTTGATGTCCTCGATAATCATACAGTGCTCCGAATCCTTCAGCCACAGATAGTAATCCTCTTTCAAATACTGCAAGAGTTGTGTATCCATAGCGAAGAATATCTCGAAATCTCCATACGAATTATACCGGTCAGTCCATATCATGGATTCATAAGTATCTATGACGGCTACGGACTCGAAATCGGTGTTTAAGACCAAAAGCTCCATAGTTATACCCCCTCATAGATGACTTTGTTTTCGATCCTGAACTGAAGATTCGTAACACCGCTGTCAGCAGTAAAGGCAAAAATGTTATCGCCCTTTGCCAGCGTGAACCAGTCGGTGTTCTTATCCAGACAGTTCAGAATATTGTAAGAAACGCCTTCACGAATCAAGGTAATGCTCTTATCGCCCTTTGAGGTGTTAATGACAATATCGTCACTTACAACAACGCCCTTTCCCGTGAGCTTTTGGAGCTTCACGGTATCGATCTTCATGACTTCTCTGGTTTCCGTATTGTAGATATTGATGTTACTTGCCGGTCCGATTGCATGGATATAGATCGTTACGCCAATTTCAGCATCGCCATAGTAAGTGATGACACCCTCCGTCTTGATCTGAATTTCGCCAAATACAAGCAAAGGTTCCGTCAGAGACTCGTTCGAGAATGGAAACTCAAACATCGGGTCAATACTGTAGAAATCCATTACATTGTTTCCATCCTCTCCGGCTGAATAGAAGAATGGGTCAGGACAAATGATTGAGATTGATGTACCTTCCTGCGAACTGAAAATGTTCGGTTCATTCGATTCTACATAACCGCTTGTTCGTACATATCGGTTATCAGTTTCGATAATGATTTCAACGCTTTTCTTTGCCGGAAAGTATTTGTAGGATTTCTGCCGTACATCCTCGATCGTTTCTCCGTAGACTGTATCAACAAATACGATTTGGAAAACAATATTCCGCTGACTCAATCTGGCGGAGTTAAACATAGAGCCGTCATTAGTGACGACTTCTGTCGTGTTGACAGTTGCTTTGACCGGACCTAAGCCGGTTACAGACTTGATGAGGAAGCCCGAAACCTCAGGCTCCCTCAAGTCAAGTTTGATCCTATCACCTAAGTAATTGGTGATAGCAAATGAGTGAATCATGTTTCCACCAATCCTTTCAACGCCGAGAACTGATTCTTCGTCTGACGATAAATGTCGATCCTCGACAGTGCCTTAGGTGAATAGTTATTTTGTGTGAAATTGTAGTTGTTTCCGGAGGTAGGTGTAATACCGCTATTTTGAACGATACCAGTACCCTCATGTTCCATGCCAGCGCTGATCTTCATTGCCTGATTCCGACTCAGAAGTGCCGACAATCTACCAGCACCCTCTGTTACATCAGACAGATCAAGCAGCGGTCGAATTGTCGGTTGAGAGTCAATTCCGTTTTCGATGAAAGCACCGATCTTGGAAACCGCGTTGCAGAGTCCTTCCTTAGCCGACTTTGCAACAGATGCACCGGCATCGTAAGACTTATCGGTGTAGTCGATCAGGGAATTGACGAAGCCCATACCAAAGAATCCGCCAATTCGATAGCCAACTTTAGACGGTGAGTTAATGTCGAGTTCCGCTTCTGCTGCCGCTGCCGCTGCTCTTGCCATAGCTCTTGCTCTCGCTTCAGCCATGTATGTGTTGGCAGTTATGCCAGCGGCAAATCCTTCAACAAGATACTTACCGGCGTTATAGAAGTCGGTGTACTTATTTCGGATTGCTGTCAGACAACTGTTGATGATCTGAACAAAGGCATCTTTTGCAAGCTGGTTTTTTGTTCGAATGCCAGCAATGAGATTTGTCATCGTAGTCTGTCCAACGGTGTTAAACTCGTAGAACTTATTTCGGATTGCTGTCAGACAACCGGATACGATTGCGACAAATGCCGACCGAGCAGATGCGTCGCCGGTACGAATACCAGAGATAAAGTTAGTCATCATCGTCTGCCCCATGACTGTGAACTGACTGTACTTGCTTGTAAAAGTAGTGACAATACCGTTAATCATGGTGGTGAAAGTGCTTGTCAGATTTCCTTGCTGTGCTTTGGCGGCGTTGATAAATGTAGTGACCATTGTGTTTGCGGCTGTACTTACACGGGAATTAGCATTTGTAAAGGCATTGATAAAGCCATCGATACCAGCATTACCCAAATTCGTAAGATTCTGAGCAAATGTAGACATTCCACTTGTATCAACACTCTTAATGCCGTTTGCCAAATCCACAAGATTTCTGAACTCGACAACCACACCACTCAGCTTAGCTACATCCACTCCGCTAACGCTGTTGTAGTACGCGGCAAATGACTGGCCGAAAGACACCAACTGTTCACCGAAGCTTGCAATATCGTTATCACCCGTAAACCAGGATACGATGCCACCGCTATTCGGCAAGTTATTCGAAAGCTCAACCAGAGCTTTAGCTGCATTTGCAGAGTTTGTAACAACAGATGCATCCAACCCTGTTACAGCCAAAGAGTAGTTCTTCATTGCAGTACCAAACGGAACAAGCTGCTCGCCAAAAGTTTCAAGGTCATTGTCACCCGTAAACCAGGATACAACTCCACCTGTATTTGGTACCGTATTTGCAAGCTCAAGCAAAGCCTGACCTGCGGTAACACTATTTTGAATAACATCGGCTTTCAGTCCAGAAACGGCATCAGAGAAATTCTTCATTGCTCTGCCGAAAGGAACAAGCTGTTCACCGAAGTCGTCCATATCGTTTTCACCAGCAAAGAAGCCAACTACGCCGCCGCTGTTTGGAACGGTGCTTGCCATCTCTGCAAGTGCCTTACCAGCGGTAGCTGCTTCAGTAATAACACTGGCGTCAATTCCGGCGACTTCGTTTGCAAAGTTACGCATGGCACGACCAAATGGAATAAGCTGTTCACCGAAGGCATTCATATCGTTCTCTCCGGCAAAGAAGCCAACGACACCGCCAGTATTAGGAAGCGTGTCAGCCATCTCTGCGAGAGTCTTGCCGGCAATTGCAGCATTGGAAACTGCTTCTCCATCAATACCGCTAATTTCATCAGAGAATTGTTTCATAGCTTTTCCGAACGGAACCATCTCTTCAGCAAAGCCAGAGAGCGAACTTCCGCCAGTGAACCACGAGGTAAGACCATCCAAAATATTTGCGGCTGTCAGGATAAGAATCGTTTCTGCAAGAGCCTTAACACCATCCAGCATAGCCGGATCTATAGAAGCAGCGCCGTCAAGGAACGGCTGAACATTGGCCATAAACCCGGAAAGATCAGAACCAATTTGCGGGAATTGACTGGATACGCCACTCATAAAGCCACCGACGATACCGCCAACAAACTTACCGATTGCCGTACCAATTCCCTGAAGCAGATTACCGCCTTCGTTGATAAGCCAGTTCAAGCCCGGAATTTGCGCCAGAGCACCGACCGCAGCAAGAACAAGAGCGAGTTCAGCGATAACAGCACCCATACCGAGAACACCCAGCATGGCACCAGGAACAAGAGCTGCTACTGCGCTCAAAGCAGCCATAATTGCTGCAAGCAGACCGATACCGGCAATTCCCTGAAGAAGAGTTTCTGTATCGATACCCTTAAGTGCATCCACAATACCGGAGAAGAATGCCATCAATACATCAACAGCAGCCTGAATCAGACCCGGAAGATTCTTAGCAACGCCCTCAAGCACTGCGATAAGGAATTGGAAGATGGAATCGACGATAGACGGGGTATATTCCACCAATGCTTCAAGAACACCTGCAATGAGCTTCAATGCCCCATCAGCGATAGCGGGAACGCACTCAACAAGTACATCCACCAGCATAAGAACAACCGCCTTGACTGCTTCTCCAATGGCTCCTGCACTATCTGCGATAACTTTGCAGAACTCGACAATTGCCTCGCCGATCTTGGCTACAATTGCAGGAATAAGGGCTGCCACGCCTGTGATAATAACAGTCAAAGAAGCGACGATGGCTGTAGCACCGGCAGTTCCCGCAGCAGCAAGAGCTGTTAAGCCTACTGCCAAGGCGGACAAACCGGCACCTGCCAGAGCAAGCCCGGCACCAATACCGACAACTGCTACCCCGATTAGTGCCAGCGAGCCACTCAAAGCGAGAATGGAAGGAACCAACGGAGTCAATACAGCACCTGCAACACCGAGGATAGCAAATGCACCTGCCAGGGTAACGAGACCTTTCACGATGGAACTCCAACTCATGGCGCCGAGAATAGCCAGTACCGGAGTAAGCACCAAGAGGGCACTTGCAGCAACAAGAAGCGCCGCAGAACCGGCAAGAGTACCTGTCATGGCATTCAGACCGATTGCAAGAATGGCTATTGCGCCGCCCAGAGTGATAAGACCCTTGGCGATTTCCTCCCAAGACATTGAACCCATCCGACCAAGAGCATTGGCAAGTATAAGCGAAGCCGCAGAGACAGCAATAAGACCAGTGCCGATACCGATCATGTTTTTTGGCATGAAGTTGACGGCAATCGTAACCGCCGCCAAAGCCCCGGCCATAGCAACAAGACCTCTTGCAATTTCGTCCCACTGCATTCCAGAGAAGTCTTTTACAGCCGATGCGAATATCTTCATGGCTGCTCCGATAGCAACGAGTGCTACACCTGTAGAGATTACATGTTTAGCGTTACCAGTAAGCTTGGTGAAAGCGGTAACCTCAGCAAGAAGCACTGCAATAGATGCAAGCCCCTTACCGATTTCTTCCCATTTCATCTCGCCGAAGTCCTTGCAGGCAGAAGCCAACACCTTGATTGCTGCCGAAAGAATCACGATGCCTGTAGCCGTAGTAATGGATTTACCGCTGAATTTTGCGGTTCTCAGGAACAGAGAAACCTCGGCAAGCAATGCACCAACGCCGACAAGACCTTTCGCAAGCTGGTTCCAGTCCAATTTAGCAAGTTGCTCGCAAACAGAAGCAAGAATCTTGATTGCGGCTGCAAAGATCACCATTTGAGTAGCACCCTTGATAATAGCTTTACTGTTGGAACTCATAGCTTTGGCTGCGGCAACCATCATAGTCGTCAAACCTGCAACACCAATCAGACCAGTAGTAAGCTGCTTTGCATCCAGATCAGCAATCTTTTTAAGTGCGCTCGCCAAAATCAGCACTGCCGTAGCAATTCCGAGCATAGCAGTTACACTCTTCATCACACCAGTTACCTGACCACTGATCTTGTTAAACACTGCCATAGAAGCGAGAAGATCGGCAAACAACACAGTGATTGCTCCAAGAGCCACATTCAGCTTTTCGCTGTCTACAAGACTGAGTGCAATTAAGGATACTGTGAGAATGGCAATAGCTGATGCAATTTTCAGCAATGTACCTGCCTGCAACTGATTCTGGTAAGCTTCAAAGCATCCTCGAACACTGTCAAGAATTCCGATAAAGGATTCCTTGAAACTGCCGATATCTTCAATAGCTTTTCGGAATGTACCGACAAACTTCGTGATGCCGACAGCAATAGCACCGAACGAGATACCATTCAGCAGATCGATGATTCCGCTGAAATTGGCTTCACCAAGATTCTTTGCTAAGGAACTGCCGAGTTCGCCAAGGATTTTAACGATACCACTTCCGATTGTCTTAACAGCATTCCATACGGCAGAGAGAAGCTGAACAAACTGGCAATTAGCTAGAGTTTCGCCAATGACCTCAAAGGCGACGATAACGCCGGATTTCATCTCACCGGCTGCTTCTCCGACCTGCGCCATTCTCTCATGAATTCGCTCAAGCAGAGAATGAAACACTTCAAAATTGGCAGATTCGAATTTCTCTTTGATCTTATTCTTCAGCGTCGATAAAGCGGTCATAATTGTCTGAATGACCATAGCAATACCCTCACCGACTTTCTGGAATGCTCCGCTGGTTTTGATAAACTCATCAAATGCCACGATAGCATTGCCAACCCCGCCAGTGAAACCAAGAATTCCATCTCCGAGTGTTCCAAGCCCGCCGAACAACGGTTTGATTGCTGTAAATATAGCAGAAAAGGCTTGCTTAACGATATCCAAGATCGCAAACAAACCCTTGAAAGTGGACTTCAAATTTGCCGAAGCAGTATCACTGAGTTTCAAATTCGCTGTGAATTTTCGCAGATTTTCAGTGATATCATAAAGCTGCTTGGCTGTGGTAGGAGGAAATATCTCACGGAATGCCTCATAGATCGGTTTGATAACACTCTGAACGCCTTCAAAAGCATTTTTAAGTGCTTCGATCAGTTTGGTTCTTCCGCCAAGATCTTTCCACCCTTGCAACATCTCATTGCGAGCATCTGCTTGGGCATCGATAAATCCACCGATAACCTGACTGAGTCCAGTCCAAAGCTCTTTGGCTTCCTCAAAATCACCGAACAGAATTTCCCATGTGTTCGCCCATCCTGAACCTACAGCTTCCTTGAGAGTGTCCATCAACTGAGTGAATGTCTTAACATCCTGTGCAGCAGCGAATGCTTTAGCACCGATTTCAGTCGTTTCATCCGCATAATTACGAAGAGTGCCGACCAGAGCTTCCGTGGTCATCCACTGATCCTGCAAAGAATCATTGAACCCATGTGTAGCATCAATGACATTACCCTTGACCGTCTTATACATACCATCGGCAGTTTTAGTCAAGGTGCCGCAGGCAACAGCCGATTCAAGAAGCTGTGTCTTAAATTCAACAGTTGCCATGTTAGCATTCTCGATAGATTTCCAGTCGATTAACTTGACATAACCGGCGGACAAAGCCTGCGCAAAGTTGTACATGGCACGGGATGCCTCATTTGCATTGGCTCCGGAAACGGCAGCAACATTCGACACACCCTGAATAGCCATTACTGCATCCTCAAGACCGACACCCGCGTTGGTAAATTTACCAATATTGGAGGTCATATCCTGGAAAGAGTAAATAGTCTTATCCGAGTATGTATTCAATTCCTGGAGGTACTTATTAACTTCTTCAAGAGAGGCACCGGTACTCATCATGATGGTCTGAATCGACCCCATCTTCAGCTCGTATTCCTCAAAACCCTGACTGATAGGTTCAATTGTCAAGGAGTGGAGCATCTGTTTGCCGGTATTTACAACCGAGTTGGTGATGTTTGCAAGGGCGGTTACAGCCATGATCTCCAATGCCGAGAATCGAGTCTTTACTGTTTCAACCGCAGAGCCAAGCCCCGACATATCGACTTTCTTAGCAGCACTGTCAATGCTTTCAAGACCTTTTGTAGCGCCGTCCATATCCAAACTTTTCTTTAATTTTTCAATGGTGGACAAACTGGTTTGAACATTGCTCTCAAACTGCTTATTGTCAAACCGCATTTCTACGACTCTTTCGTCGATTGTTTTACTCATAGCTTCGTAACCTCCTTCCATGCTTCATTTGCAATTTTATCGAAAATAGGCTGGATAGCAGGATTGATGTAATCTCGACCCTGTACCCAGCCTCCGTTGCGAGTCCCGTGACCATATTGCAGAATGATCGCAATTGGAACCCCATTTTGAATATTTGAGTTGTAAAATGTGATCTTTGCAGATCCATTTCGGTTTACAATCTCGTAATACCATGAACTGGCGGTCAAACCGGAATCGACAGGCGTTGCAGACGCAAGAGCAGCGACCCCTTCTCGGCCATACTTGTCGAGGTCTCCGAGATGGACCACTTCTTTTGCCCTCTCCAAAAAGCGTGTAACCTTAGAGAAGTCTCCCTTGTGACTGAACCTTATCATTCACGGACCTCCTTATTTAAGAAGCTGATTAACCCGATTCTGTATTACGGAAGGATCGTAACCAGCCGCCTTCAGACGATTAGTCCTGTCCGCACCGTTACCCCACAGACCCTGAATTACTTCACGGGCGATCTGGTCAGTGCTTTTCTTCGCAGAAGATGCAGAGACTGCCGTCCCACTTTTGGTTGTTATATAGGTGTCAAAACCAGCAGCTTTCAGCTTTGCAGCCATAGCGTCAGCATTTGCTTTCTTACTGAATGCGCCGACCTGAATCTTGTAAAGATTATCGACCTTAACCATGTAAGTATCAAAACCGGCATCTTTCACCTTCTGAAGCATTGCATCTGCATTCGTCTTATTGCTGAAGGCTCCTGTCTGCACTCGATAAAGTGCCTGATTATCGGCAGGCTTCTCAGTTCCGCCAGCAGAGCCCCCAAGCTTAGCCGTAACTTTGGATGCAAGATCTCCCATTCGAGCATACATCCAATCACCAGGGCAACTCTTGTTGGCAAACCAACGATGTACGGTCAGAACCATTTCATTGGAAGCCGGCTCGTAGTTCAGAGTCTTAGTCTTATCGCCGAACCAGAGCAGCTTGGTTTTTCCGTAACGCTTGCAAATGTCTGTGCAAAGCTCGATCAGTTTCGCATATACAGTATCGTTGAATGCATAAGGATGTGTGGCATCGCTGGCACACTCAATTGTGATCGCACGCTGGTCATTTGCATTAGAGGAAGAACACCAGGAACGGTTCTTTTCTTCCACATACATACCCACTCTACCATCCACGCCGATACCATACTGACAGGAAGCCTGTCGGGAAGTCGGAGCAAAAATATTACCCAGAGTCTCTACAGAGCACTGACCGACTACACAATGAGGTGTGATACGGTCGACTGCATGGGTTCTCTGCCCGGAATGATTAGGACTTAACTTGGTATAGGATACCAAAGGGCTGTTACTCATTTTTCGTTTCCTCCTTCACGCTCTGAATCTGTTTCAGCATCTGAATGACCTTGTCATAACCGACCGTAGAGATCAGGAAGCCCAGATACATCAGAACGACGATCTCAACCCCAATCTTCATAGTAAAGACCGTGTCGGTCATGATAAGGTAAATCACGCTAACAGCACAGGCGATCAGGACGGACAGAACTGCCGCAAGAACATTAGAAGAATACTTGACCTTCGTTCCGTCAAGCAGTTTCTTAATGCCCTCCACTGTCAGATTCGTGATAACGGATACGATTAACAGTGCTGTAGTCAAAAAACTGATAGGCATAACTAAACCTCCTCATAATTCGTATTTTCTTCTGGTTCACTTTCCTGCTTGAGTCGTTCTTCACGCTTTTCGAAGAATGTTTCGAAAAGGGCTTTGAAGAAATAGCCAAGCATAACCCCGACAACGGTCGACGCTATTGTGCTGGAAAGCGATTCCGCAATTTGTACTTGCCCCATAAAGGCAAGCACATAAGACAGTTGCAAATCAACCAGCGAAACCGCCAGAATGATTGATACTGCTTTTTTGGTAAAAGTTTTAAGCCAGTTATTGTAAGGCTGCTTTTTATGGCAAACTCGCCTTAACATGCATTTTCGGCATCGTCTGTTCATTCAATCACCCCTTAGAACCAAAGCGTTTTCGATTGGCAGCGTTAATAGCTGCATTCCGATTCCACATTTCACGCTTACTTCTTCGCTTAGGCGGTGAGTTCTTGACATTACATACCCGTATAAGGGTCAACAGCCTGTTCAAATGCCATTTTTGGAACTCCACAGGAATGTTATAAGAAATCATCCAGTAGTAAATAAGCTCCGATGTAACCGTTTCTTTGTGCCCTCTGGCCTGCTTGTCCTCAATAAGGCAAGTAGCGGTCATCGGCGCTTCGATATATGCGTTGATAGCGGCGTAGTTTTCAGCAGACAGCCGAGTATATACTTCGGGATCGACATTTTGGGTCAAGGTCATGCATCGTACATAATCAAGAATTTCCTCATCGGTTTTTTCTTGTTTTCCGAGAAATGCCTTGTTCCATTTACTTTCCCATTTTGAAAGAGAGACCAAGGAATGCTCCAACTGCAAAGTCTGCTCTTTCTTGTAGACGAATTCCTCATGGATTTCATCCCAAAACTCGGCAGCCGGCACAGTAATTTTCAGCATTCCTTAGTCCTCCGAGTTTTCTTTAATTGGATGCGATGGGCGCAGCCTGCTTATTGCCGTTGGCGCGCATCACACGGTTGACAAATTCGGATGCAGCACCTGCATCGGTGACAAGCTTCTCGAACAGCACCTCATAAGCGGGAGTTTCCATAAAGCCTCTGGAAATTTCCTCGGACTTCATGAAGCGTCTGCCGTCATCGCTCTTCTCACCATAAGCGGTCTTAATAAAGTTCTCGAAGAACTCCATGATAAGAGCCCCATTCGGACTGGCAGCGATACTCTTGAGCTGAACATCGTAGCCGCCCTTGGCGCTGGCCTGCATTTTTACGATTTCAGGCTTGGACAGGTCGAAATAAAAATCTTCAGTTCTCTGAACGCCGTTCAGATCGGTATAAGTGATAGTTTCCTTAGTCATTGAAATTTTCTCCTTTCAAATAAAAAAAAATAGGAGCCGCCAGCTTACCTGAATACGGCTCCATGATTCTACATATTAGCCCTGCGGATTCAGAGTCTTATCGAACAGTTCAATAATCTCATCAGGCAGAGGCAGACGAGGCTCGACGCCGTCATTACCGCCATCGGTAGTCGGGTCTTTACCGTACAGGATCTCTTCCAGCTGAGTCATAAACTCGGCACTAAACTTGGTGGAGTCAAAGGTCAGGGTAGCAGTCGGCTTCAGCTTCTTGCCATTGACCAGCTTGTTGATGGAGACAGGCGTGGTGCTGATTTCCCAAGACAGAGTAGCTGCCTCAGGACTGTCGTTGACAGTGCTGTAGCCCTTCTCAGAAGGAGCAGCCAGACAACCGTAAACCAGATGCAGCTTATAGCCGTAATCGTTCAGATCGGTATCGTTACCCAGAATAGTACGATATGCCAGACCGAAAGTCTTACGAGACTGCTGACCGGCATACATACCCGGCATGATCTCGACGGAACCATCGCATTCGGCAAACTCATCAGGATACATATACGCCTCGACGGTGGCACCAAACTCTTCGTTGGAAACCAGGTTCACATACTTGATGTTGTCGGCGTAAATCGGGGAAGCCTCAGCGCCGGAAGGACTCTCAGTAACGGCAGTCAGACCGTTCCATGCAACACCCTTATTGTAAACGCCGCTGGTCTGCATCGGATAGAGAACGCCATGGTCACAGCCGGTTTCATACAGGCGCTCGCCAGTTTTATCCCAAATAATTTTGGACATAAAGATATTCCTCCTTATTAGAAATATAGCGAGAAATTCCAGTGATTCAGGTTCTCGCTTGTATAATATCGTTCAAATCGGCAAGTAGGCATAGAGACCACCTTACCGACAAGCTCACTATCCGGGTCAGAGTCAATGACAGTGACGGAATAGTGTCTGTGAGACGAATAAACCCCGTTATCGGCGTGCACATTTTCGATGTCATCGAGTGCATAAACGATAGCGGGGTATTTCATTTTTACTGACTCAGGAGGTTGAAAATACACATTTTTACTTTTCAGAAGTTCTTCCAGAAAAGTTTGCAGATCAAGCCTGCTCGCCATTGTATACACCTCCTATAGACAGTATAAGTCTCGGGTACTGAACTTCAACGCTTGTAACTTTCCATTTAGCACCCATAAACTCAACATACCTCATCGAATGAAAATTCTTATTGGCAAATGGATCGGCTACGATACTGATCTCATTCGCAACATTGATGTTGTCGTTGAGTTGTTCCGCAGACTGAAGCCTACGAGTGTTACGAATTAAATCACCATAGTACATACGCTCGATGATCTTCTCTGTCCAAACGCCAGGTTTAGTCTCTTCTGTTACAGCGTAGCCAATTACTCCATAAAATTTAGCCATTTTGAATTTTCACTCCTCGCTGAATTTAGCCGCCAATAGTGGCAGTGACATCCTCCTCCAGAGCGATAGCGGACATGACGCGAGTATTGGCGCCGGAGCAACGAGTCTCCAGCAGGCTCTTTTCCTGGTTGAAGTCGATATCGAAATCAGTGAAGTGAGTGATTTCACCGCCCTTGGTAGCGCCCAGGGAATAATCAGCCAGGTTGACCATCAGTCCCAGAAGCTTCTTGGTCTTGCTGTCCGTGGTAGTACGAGTCTTGCCCTCAAACTGCTCGGCAGTGATGATCTGACCAACATTCAGAGCAGCAGCCAGATCACTGACCTTATCATAAATGCGGCGACCATTCAGATCACGGGCAAGCAGCATGACATTGACCAGATGGGGCGTGCAGTAGAAGTCGGGAGTGCCAGAGCCCTTATACTTCTCACGAGCATACAGCAGAGACTGAATCACAGCTTCCGCATAAATGTAATTCTCGCCGAAATTGGCGGAAGTATTGGTGCCCTGGAGCGTAGCCTTCATACCAGCAATGTCAACGTCAGCATGGATGGTGTACAGCTCGTCATCCAACCAGATCGGGCGGATCTTATCCTCAGCGATCTTGCCGTCAGCACCAACCTCACGACCGTCACCGATCATGATAGCCGTAGCCAGTTCCTCGTTCAGGTTCATACGGTCGATGCCGTACAGATACTGCACCACATCGAAGTCCTGAATATCGATGATGTCGTCACGGTCAAGCTTACTCTTTACATACACGGTCTGAGGATCAGTCGTTCTGTGGAGCAGCTGAATGTTGCCGACACAACCCTTCTGGGCACCCTTCTTGTAACCCTTAGCACGAAGAGCCTCAATGTTACGCAGGTCAGCCTGACGAGTACGGATACGGGAAATAGGGCTCTTATGAACCTTCTTCAGAACCTCATTCACCCAACCCTGGTCAGTGGTAAGCAGTTCGGGAGCACCCGGACGGACATCCTTGTACTCAGGGAACAGGGTTTCAATACCGTCGATACCATGAGCCAGAACGCTGTCAGGATTCTGCTCTGCATAAATGTCCATAGCAGTACGAAGACTGCCGACACTGTTGGACTTAGCCATAGAAATGATGCTTGCCTGGTCAGCATGAGACAGAACCTCGGTCTTCTTCTGCTGATCGTTGTCAAAGACATTGTGTTTCATTGTTTTATCCTCCTTATTGGATTCAGATTTGTTGTCGGAATCATCCTTGGATTCCTTTTCGGGTTCGCCTTCGAGAGCCTGTGCAATAAGTGCATACATGACATTCTGCTGTTTCTCGGACATGGAATCGATCACATCAGCAATCGTCTCCTCATCATCCTTCTTCTCTTCCTTGTCTTCAGCAGGCTTGTCCTCTTTGGAATCCTTCTTCTTTTCCTCTTCCTTCGGTTCATCCTTAGACTCCGCAGAATGAGAAAGACAGAGAGGCATTCCGGTATAGATGATAGCTTCATCGTCGGACATTTCGCCATGCTTCAACATAGAATCGATAAATGCACCGGGGTTAGCACCCTTATGCACCAGACTCACTTCGCAAATGCAACCATGCAGTACATCAGGGCCAGCCTGCTGAAGCTGATTGGCGTAAATGGACAGAGCACAGATGTCACCATGCTTGATAAGGACTTTCGCAATTTCACCATCAGCGGTGTCATTGAGGAAGCCATAGGTGTAAACACCCTCCTCACGGTTCTCAAGCCATGCATGACCAAGAACATCACGAGGACTGTTGTGCTGATGATTCCAGACCAGAGGGACTTTAATGCCGTCATTATTCTTAAAGGCGTCCCGACGAATTACTCGTCCATCGGAACACTTAAGGTCGTTTCGGGTTGCCCAGCCGCTGAAATCACAAGCCTCAACCGAAAAAGGTCTACTCATTTTGAAATTCCTCCTTACTTTTTCGATTTTTGCTTAGAGATTTTGTCGTCCAAATCACTTGCTGACTCTTCAGCTGAATTAACTTCAGTAATAGGCATTTCTTCCGACTGCTGATCGGAACCGGATGGCGCACTCAGGTTCTTATTTCTAAGTTCATCTGCTCTCGGGTCCTCAGAGGGTTTCATACCGACTACCTGACGAATTTCATTCGAAGTCATGATTTCATTTCTTGTAAACTTGTCAGCAATTTCAGCAATATCATTGACAGGAACCAGTTTGAACGGGTCTCTGAAGAATAAAATTGACTGGTGTTGTGATCGGGCAGTTTTGGTCAGAAACTTTCGTTTCATCTCATCAACAATAGCGGAAATGATCGGCTCGATTGTCCGGTTGTTATAGTTCAGCATTGTCTTCTCGTCCGCGGTTCCATCCAAAATGCTCTGAGTGATTCCCAACTGGCTGTATAGCATACTCGTCAAGTATTCAATCTGGGACATCAGGTTGTTGTTCACGGAACGATTCAACTGTGTGATATGCTCAGTACCGTCAGTGTAAGCAATACCATACTTTGAACCTGACAACTGGTTTTCTATATCTTTACGCCGATTTTCGGCCTGTTGACGCCTTGCTTCTGTCTTGATTACATAAGGAAGCTGAATAATCAAATCGAGTTTTCCAGATCCGCTTTGCTCATCAATGACATCAAGTAGGTTAAGTTTACGAATGAGCCGCTGCATAGTAGAATTTGGCTCATTGATAACTGCGTACAGCGGGTTCTCAATGATAGCCACTGCACTTTTCGGCACCACAATATCTTCTTTTCTGCCCGTTTGTTCATTGTACACACGGGCACGAATATACTGCGGATACCAGTCTAAAATCTGTCCGACACGCAGAGACTGAATGTCATACGAACCGGACACATTAGGATCAGTCGTTGTATCGACCGGAACAATTGCGACGCTTCCTTCATCAAACATAGAGACCACTACATCCTGAATGAACGATCGTGCTGTCTGATCGATATTCGCTTCCAAAGTGAGGCAATTATTCAATCCGTCATCGATGACCGAAAGAAAACGCCCATTTTCATCCAGACGGACATGCTGAACATTCAGAGCCGCGACATCAAGCGCAATTCGGTTATAAACCGATGTAACGATTGATCTTTCATTGCCTCTGGACATTCTTGGTCTGTCAGCTCGATATGAATACCCCATACCTAAATCCCGGTAGTTCATTTGAATATTACCGGTAAATGCATTCCAAGCATGTTTCAGTCTGGAACCAAAAGACATCTCCATTTTGAATCATCACCTCCTTAAACCATATCAACATTTTTCTTCTTGTAGGCAACCCGGCCGGAAGCCCAGATGCCATTCTTCAGCTGCTGCATATCATAGCCTCTGTCGGCCAAAGCCATATGCACGCCAACTTCTCCTCGTTTTGCAACGAATTGAACGACACGCCCCGAAGGTGCGGTAACATTTTTAACAGACTCATTCATCAGCTCAGCCATTTTCCGATTATAGGAATTGATAGCCGAAGAACTGATCTTACCTTTCGATGTCACAGAAGAAGGATTTTTCAATAGTTGATTGGCATACTGATCGAGTTCTTTGGAAACATCTTTGCGGGCTTTAGATACGATTTTGTCGTGATTTCTATGAGCCCACTTTGCGTCTTTCTTTTCCAAACGCTTTTGACCTGCGGCGGTCAAAGTTCCGTCTTTGTTCTGGAAACGGCGAACGCCCCATTTCTGACCGAGAATACCGTGATGGTACATCTCATCCAACTTGACCACCTCCTTATTCAAATGCATCTCGATTGAGTTTATAAGCAATATAAGCATCCATCATTGCCGCAACAGCATCGATTTTCTGCTCGTATCGCTTTTTCAAAAGCTTACGGTTTCCGTTTGTATCTTCAAGGGTAATGCAGTTACCCATAGCAAATGTCATGAGGTCCTCATCAAAGATAAGCATTCTTTCTTCAGAAAGCTTTTTCAGCTCTCCAAGCGGAACCGACTCAGTTTTAGCGCCCTGAATAACTTTCTCAATTCCAAACGGACCGTTTTCAGATTCCCATCTCGCCACAAATTCTTTTGCATTATAAGGGTCAAACCCAAGACATCGAACATCGTATCCGCACTCCTGAATATGGTTGTCCAAATCTTCATAGACATCCATCATGTTAAGTACAGCACCCTCTAAAACAATTAAACTGCCCTCCGCCATGAATTGATCGTATTTGATCCGCATAGCAGCAGGCAGCTTCATTAAAGTGGTAGAGGTAATATAGTTTCGTGTCTTGATGCCAAAGGAACCGTTTGGCAGAGGGAACAAAAATGTAAATGCGCAGAAGTCATCGCCCTGTGATAAGTCTGCACCGAGGGAACAAGGCATCTGCCAGTAGTCCCTCTTTCGATGCGGAAGAGTTTCTTCGTAAGTGAAGTAATAGGTGTACCCCTCCATAGGCAGTCCAAATCTCTTTGCAAGAATATCGTTTCGGGCAGCTGGAGCTTTTTCAGCTCTTTCAACATCAAGCTGATAAGTTTCATAGCTTACGGTTTTTCCAAGATTTGGATTAGCCTTGAGCCACATTTCCGGGTCTCCGACTTCATCAATGGAATCAAGCTTATACCACCAAATGGAAACATGGGGATTGATGTAGTCACCCTTAAGGATGTCCATCAATTCCATTTTGATAGTGTCGCCGCTTCCGTTACGAACCGTACCTTCCGAGCTGATTGCAACAATGATATAGTCATTCACCTTGGATGCACCCTGCTCAATAGCACCAATAACATCCTCTCGAATGTCACCGGAAAGCCACTCATCAACGGTCGCAACCTTGATTTGTAGACCCTGGAGCTTATTGATGCTCATTGGTCTGACCTCAAGAAGAGAACCAGTAAGGAAGTTTTCAACGCCCTTTTTTGTAGAGGCTAACTTTGTTCGATTCGCTTTGGAACCAGTTGTGTTTTGCAAAGAGCCTTCTGTCAAGAACTGAAACAGCGGTCCTCTCGAACGAGTGATAGCGGTGCGAAGAGGGGACATGACCTCCTCCGCTTGCTTCATTGTAGGGGCGGTGGTGATCTGATGAGTAGTAGAGGTATCAACATTCAGAAAGTAACCCTGCAAGGTTGAGCCGTACATTGATTTAGCGGCGCCTCGTGCAACGATCAAATACTGTTTGTTAATCAGCCTTTTTTTCACATTCTTGCGAACATAGTGCCCACCGTGACCATCTGGATTCGGTTGATACACGCTTCGCTCAACAAAATAGTACCAACCAAAGATCTGTTCACCCCAAAGTTTGAAGCTATCCAATAAGCTGAGGTCAGAGCCATCTGTTAGAGTAAGTTCAGACTCACAATAAGCGATCCATCCCTCAACAGCTTGGTCATCATAGTACACACCCGGATTAGCGATGAGATCATCAATACGGTTCATTTCCATAGAGATCTCTTTGCAGACTGGGATTTCCCCTCGAATCACGGCATCACGAAACATGCCATAATACTTGGGAACGGCAGTGTTTGATAATGCCATAAGTACCTCCTTAGCCAGCTTTCTTAGCCATACCGTTTACAATTTCTTTGATCTTGCCGTAGTTATTATAAATGGTTAAGGCGGTCGAAGTAGCGGTTGCAATTGTTCCGGCAACTTTCAGAGTTTTTGATACATATTCCTTTCCACGATTCACATCAGTCGAAGACAATTGACTGTACTGTTTCTCCATCTGAAGACGATTCAGTCGGTTACGAAGCTCTGCATCACTCATAGACTTAACGCTCTTACTGTTATGAGCTTTAGCATAGTCCTCATGAGCAGGAGCATCAGAGTTAGAAGAACTTTCTCTTTTCTTTCCGGCTGCGGTACGAGTGCCATCTTTGTTCTGATAGCGCCGGACGCCCCATTTCATGCCGATGATGCCATGATGGGCGAGTGTTGTATTGTCCATTTTGAAATCCTCCTCTCACATTTAATCCGGATCAACTGTTACATTGATTCGCCATTCGAGCTCGCTGATCTGTCGGTTGATTGCTTCCATGACGGCTGAGCTTAAAGGCGGATCAAATGTCAGTTTTACCTTCAGGTAGATAAAAGTTTTTACAAATTCAAGACGAGGATCATCATACAAGAATTCAGACCAGGTCTTACTTGCATCTTCGATACGGAATCCTTCTTCAGGACCGACACCGAGCTGCGTCAAGACCGAGAATGCCGAATTGATGTACATTACGATGTCCGGGTCAAAGTGCTCATACTCTTCAGCAATTCCGAGCAGCTTTTTAATCGATGTCAGTATACTATCCATATCGCGTTCTCCTTACTGCCTGACGGCTACAAATTTCTTCATACAGAATCCTTCGATGCCGGCAGCAGTGCAGACAGCGTACCAGTCATCATTGGAATCGCCCATGTCAATTTCCAATTCGTCAAGACAGGTCACAACGGTTACTACTCTGGAATCCTTAGATGGCTTTTCACGAATGTTCAGCTTCAGGCAATCAGTGACGACACCGATCACATTCCGAGCTGCATCTTCGCAAAACCCTGCTTCCTGCTCCTCGATGTTATCGGTCGATTCATCAAGAACAGAGTTTTCATAGATTTCCTTAGTCATTGAAATTTTCTCCTTTCATTATTTTCGCCAGGGACAGGTATCATTTTGTGTGCGTTGAACAGGTGGAAGAACCAGTAAGCTTTCATCACCATAGTGAATCGCATTGTGTGTATTCAACTTGGTGCAAACTGCATTCTCCGGATCGAAAACGCAGGGGCTCCGATTTAAGATATCTTCATAAGTAATCGGATTCAGATGATGGATCAATACGGAACCAAAGATTTCATAACCCGGCATACCAAGATCACAACCTTCATCCCGAATGATAATTTCATCTCGGAATTGCAGCCATTGATCCGAATGATAAAACTCTTGGTTCAACCATCGCTTAAAACCGAAAGTTTCTTTTCCAACGGAACCATCAAGCTTTAAGTAGAGAAATCGTTCTTCAAATGTCGGCAATGTAATTAACTCCGAATAGGTTTTAATACTCATCGTCTTCACCGCCTGCACCGGAATATCTCCTAAACGCTTCGAGAGCCTTGTTGTACAACTCCTTGGCTTCACTGTTGGAATTTAGATTCTTGGTCTTCGCTTCGATAAGCTCTTTCTGCTTCTCCAGAATCTCCTTTTCAATTCGTTCCTTACTGGAACCGAGCTTCAAATAATGTGTTATGACCTGAGAAGAAGCAGTTCCGTCTCTGAGCTGCTTTTCAGCACATTGAACCGCCAAAGAAATCATTAAGTTCTCTTGCGCTTCGAGAGATGTCGGTGGTCTCAATGGGCTATTTGAGTCGGAAGAGCTTGCAGCTTTACCTTTGGGCATTAGCACTGCCTCCTCTCTTAAAAATTTGGTGCGGATAACAGGAGTTGAACCTGCACGGAGTTACCTCCAATAAATTCTGAGTCTATTGCGTCTGCCAGTTCCGCCACATCCGCATACTTGTACTGCACTTTTTATCTGAACCGATGCTCTTTTAGGTGAGAATAGGTGCAGTATTTGAAAGAACTTACAGAGCTGAATTTCCACCAATCACCGAAAGGAGAAAAGAAACATGAAAGGAGATGTTCACACTTTATGGAAAATGTCTCAACCCTGTAAGCTCGTTCAAATACTGCACCCGTGGGGTAAACCCCATTCCCAAAATATCCCTCCGGAGATTTTTTTAAGACCGCCGCGATGAGGTAGGGGGTGCGATTTTGGAGACCCCCTCCCCATGCCTTTAAGCCCAGCGGCAGTAGTGCAGATCAAGTGATAATTTGTTTATGCTGACTTCAAGTTCAAATATTTTCAGAAAAGAAAACAAAAATTTTATTCAAAGAGTATTAGACCTCAACCTATAGTTCAAGTCTTATCTGCTTTTGTTGTTTTCGTTCTCTTAACTTTCTTGTAAATGTTCATGAAGTCGTAACGAATGATCTCGTCAATCGCTCTTTCAATCTCTTGATTGTTCTCTTCTTCAGAGAATTGGTCAGAAGTGTGAGCAATTCGATCGAGATAAGCGCAAGTGTTGTAACCCTTTTCTACATCAAACAGGAACCAATCGGAGAACTGTTCAAATGGATTATAAGGGTTGTCAAATGTGGTAAGGGCACAAGAACCATTCATACCAGTCACTCCTTTCAATTCAAGTAATTAGACACTGTGCTTGTTGAAATACCAAGAGCTTCAGCAATTTCCGATGTGCTGTAGCCAGAAGCATTCATAGAAGCGATCTTATTCTGCTTTGCAGTGCTGAGAGTTGTTGTCGCTCTCGGTGTTGCACGCTGTCTAAGACTGTCAATGTCCACATTGTCGATGATTTGGGTAAGCTTATTCTCGCTAATAGCACCAGCTTGAATTGCTTCCCATTCACGGTCTGTAATCTTGATGGTCTCTCGCTTTGCACCAACAGAGGCACGAGCCTGAGTAAGCGCCTGCTGGCTTGCTTTCTTGAGCTCGCCCTTTGTCATATCCGGATTGTCCTGCTTTTTAGCAGCCACTACCGCATTAGCCATAGTCTGAGCCTGCCTTTCTCTGGGTGCATTCTTCAGAGCTACATTGAGCTTAGCATTCAGAGAATCGACCTCAGCTTGATAGGTCTCTTTTGCAGTGGCGGAGTAGGGTACTTTCCCAGTGGAGAGGATCTCAAGACGAGCCTGGTTGCCCAGGGCTTTCATTTTGTTGGCATAGTTAGCATAAGCACGCTCCACGGGGGTATCAGCTTCGGATACCAGGGTGTAGGCATCCTTTGCCTCAGCCATCTTAGTGCTGGGCTGAGTACGCTCTTTGACCTTGCCAGTTCGCTTATCGACATAAACAGGATCATCCACATCTTTCCATATGTATTCGCCTGTCTTTTCATCGATTTTCGGACTACCTTGCCTCTTAGTGACAGAAGTCTCCGATTTAGCACGGGAAATCAGAGTCGAAGCACCCTCGTGGTATCTTCCGTCTTCATCAACTGTGCCCTGATACTTCTTTTTCAAAGAGCTGATGCCATTGTCGATCTCACTTTGCTTATAGTCCAGCTTGTGTTTTTCGGCATCGATAACTACCATGCTATGGCGAACGGCTCTTGCAAGCTCATCCTGCGTGGCACCCTTCAAAGTCATATCGGTAATCAGATTAGAAATGACACCCATCTCTTTCTGTGTGTTCTTCATAGGCTTGAAAGTGCCAGCCGGTTTTCCACCATACTCCAATTTTGGGTCAAATCCTTCAAGTCCCTTCAGAGGAGGAGTGGAAGTAATCTTGACCTTGCTTTTACCAGAGTTACAGGGGATGACCATGACAGTATCACCATCAAAGTCAGCACCTGAAAGCCGTTCCGCAACCTTACTGTTAATACCGATTGCATCTTTAGGTGTATTGCCAAGGATTCGACGAGCCTCTGCCTGCTTGTTATTCACTGTAAGGATAGGAATCTCAAAAGTTCCGCCATGGGGGTAACGAACCAAAGCTACTGTTTCACCATTCTTGTAATTCGGGGCATACACTTCATTGTCTTTCATCGAAGTGATAGGTAGGATCACCTGATATTTCTGACGAGGAAGAGCAGCTGCCTGAAGGTGCACAGCAGCAGAGTCACAATCATCCGCAAAGGATTTCAGTAATGATTTTTTGACCGTCGGATTTGTCAGTGAGCAGATTTCATCAAATTCAGCCATCTTATCAGATGCCGCCAAGTTCAGCTGTTTATTGACCAGACTCAAACTCTGCTTAGAAAGAAACTGGGATGGGAGTTTATCCGCCCATTCACCCCAGTCGCCCTCTTCGGCACGCTTATTGATAAGGGAAAGCTGTCGTTTGCCATCAGCATCGATGTAATAGCTCTGCCCACCGGCTTTGATAAGTGAACCGAACGGATTGTCAGGGTCATCCTTGACCTTCTTCAGAACATCCGATGTCGGAGTGCCCTTTTTCTTATTGGTGTTGAACATTACATCCACACCATCAGGAAGATCATCAGAATAAACAGCCATTCCTTTCAAATATCTATTACCATCCACCAGAATGCGAACCTGAGCATAATGGGAATCGCCAAGAGACAAGTCATCTACACCGCGACGAATTTCAATGACACCATCTTTCTGAATTCCGCCGTCTTCTGCATAACGGATTTTCAAGCGACTTGAATCCATGCTTTTGGGATAGACGAACTTATCGAAAGTCTCGCCGTCATCATGAGACACATAGTCTCTTACGGAATGAACATTCTCAAAATTATAAATCTCTTTATGCTCTGTTCCTGGAGGGCAGAGAACCTTGATGTTTGTTTGCTTACCCGGGTTTGTTACCTGAGGGACACCACCGCCATAGATGGGATAGCCTTCCATTTCCAAAATATAAAGAGCCTGGTTCATTTTCTCTTTCGAAATAC